TACGGATTTTCCTACAGTACCGGCAGAGGTCTATCAGCTTCTTGGCCTGCCCCGGTGGGCAGTGAGGTGTGGCTCCACTGGCGTCACGGTCAGACGACTACGTCCGGCGTTTGGGACGACTTCGGAGTACCGCTATTTTTGGATGCTGACGGAAACCAAGTCATGCGTATGGACATCACCGATGGCGTCGTACGGTGGAACATTAACGGCGATACAACGGCGGTAGCGTCCTACGCAGCAACAGCCGGTTCTTCCCTAACATACGACGTCCAATTCATAAAAAATGGAACCACCAGCCTGACGATGAACGTTTGGGTAAATGGTGTGCAGCGTGTAACCTCTCTTTCGGTGGCGAATGCGCGTGACAACGGTGTGCCGGTTTGTTTCCACATGACATTTACAGACATCTCCTCTCAGGGCACGATTGTGTGGTCCGAAGGCGTGGTTGCGGACGAAGATACGCGCGGATGGCGTCTACGCCAACACCGCACAACGGCCTACAGCACATTCGACGAGTGGGACGGGTCTGCGGACGTACCAGCCGGTGATGTAAGAAAATCTACAGGAATAACCACGAACACCAACGACGACCGCGTATCGTACGATCTGTCTAATCTGGCGGATATACCGACCTTGGCGACCATCGACCGTGTGTGTGTCCAAAGCACCCTCATAAGAGGATCGGCGGGGTTGGCTAATTTCAACCACTTCTTTAGATACGACACAGGACCAACAGTCATACACGACGCCAACGTAGCGGTAGGGACAACCCTCCAAGAGTTCATATCCGAATATCCAACGAGCCCTGACACAGGTGTGGCGTGGACCGATACGGAAATGCAGTTGCTTCAAGTAGGCGTGAGAGGCAGAACCTAAATGGCAATTTTGAAGTTCATAAATTCTGTAAACGACTTTGACAACGATGGTTTATTTTTGGATTTTGGCGGCATCACGGACATCACACGTCTGGATAATGGATACTTTTGGGACAAAAACGAAAGCCTCGCGGCATCATGGCCCGAGCCGGTTGGAAGCACGGTTTGGGTTCACTTTCGTTTTCTACAAAGCCGAAATGCCACCAGTTGGGATGACTTCGGAATCTTTAGATTCTATGACGCTGATAACAATCTTGTAATGTCCTTGGACATAACAGACCAGTTGAATAATTGGTATGTACACGGAGATTCGTCGGGGTTGGCGTCTACTGTTGCTGGTTACAGCCTACCGCATACCATCGACCTAGAGTTTGTCAAGAATGGCACGACAGATTTGACCCTGACCGTCTACTATGACGGAATGCAAAGAGCTACGGTCACAGTCACCAACGCTGTTGACAGAGGTGTTCCGGTTTCGTTCAACACAGTAAACGTCGATCTAGACCCAGGCACTTGCTATATGTCCGAAATGGTCATTGCAGATGAGGACACGCGAGGTTGGCGTCTACGCCAACACAGCCCCATTTCTCACGGAAAGAAGCGTGATTGGGAAGGCCCTGTAACGGGAGTGATCGATAACCGAAAAAACACAGGGATATACTCCGATACACTGGATGCGCAAGCCGCGTTCGGTATAGCGCGAACCAAGGATGTCCCGACAGGGGTTATCGTGGAAAAGGTGGTCCAACAGAGTTCGCTTATGCGCGGAGCAACCGGCCTTGCCAGTTTCAATCACTTTTTTGAGTGGGAGAGCAACACGGTCGTGAACAGCGCGGACGTCGCGGTGGCGCTGGACCAGCGAAACTACATAACCGAACACCCAACGAGCCCAGACACGACTGTTGGGTGGGTATCGAGCGAATTTCCAAGCCTTCAATCAGGCGTGCGAGCAAGAACTTAACCAAGGAGACCACTATGTCAATGGACAGCGAAGAAATGGAAATGTTCACAGGAAAGATGCTTAAAGACAAGCTCTCGAATATGGGCGCTGACGAGCTTCCGATCAAAGTGAACACGTACGACGGCGCGCCTATCACAATCTGGACGGCCCGTAAGCACGTCGTCACCGACGAAGAAGGCAAGATCGTTGACGCCTACATCGTTCTTAACGGTTGACACTGCTTCCCATAAATGCTAACTGGCGTATATGGGAAAAAGATCATCATTTGAGAAGCGCGCACGCGACTATTACCCGACCCCCTTGGAGGCGGTAACACCGCTCGCGCCACATCTTCCAGAGATTTACAATTTCTGGGAACCTTGCGCGGGCGACGGACGCCTTGTGCTACATCTAAAGCACATAGGCGGCACAGTCGCCGGGGCCACTGACGTGGCCTTTCCAGAAGATGATCCGCTTCAATATCCAGTAGGATTGAAGGACGCGTTCGACCTGACCGAGTACGACATGGTCGATGTGGACTACATCATAACGAACCCGCCGTGGAGCCGAGACAAGAAGTCGGATTACATCTTGCACAAGATGATCGAGCACTTCGCCAATCTCCGCCCCACATGGCTTCTCTTCGACGCAGATTGGGCTCACACCCTACAAGCCAGACCATATCTGGAAAGATACTGCACAGATATCGTGTCCGTTGGTCGCGTGTCGTGGGAGCAGAACGGGACATCAGGCAAGGATAACTGCGCGTGGTACAAGTTCACGAAAGAAAAGACCGAGAGACATGTGGATTTCTGGGCACGCGGCGTGATCCCGTCAGTGATCTGATCACGGCGATCCGGGACAGCTTCCAAGATTCGGTTGCCCTGTACATGCGGGGCGGTTGTTTCGAGTTTTACAAGATACTTAAAGCAGCCTTCCCACAGGCTGAGCCCTACTACGACGAGGTAGACGGGCACGTGTACACGCTCATCGATGGAAAGTTTTACGACATAAGAGGACGTAGATACTTGAAAGACGATGAAACATCACCTATGATGGAAAACACGAGATTGATGAAAGACGCTCATCGATGGATCGGACGCACCAAGTTTCGCTTGGCGCGTATGATCACTGACGAATGAGCCCGGTTAGCTCACTGGTAGAGCGGGGTCTTTACACGTCCTGACAGAACTGGTTCGATTCCAGTACCGGGTACCAATATGCGCGCTTAGCTCAGCGGTAGAGCACCTCCTTGACATGGAGAAGGTCAGTGGTTCAATCCCACTAGCACGCACCAAGTTTACGGGCTGTTAGCTCAGTTGGGAGAGCAGTTGCTTTGCAAGCATCAGGTCGTCGGTTCGAGCCCGACACGGTCCACCAATATCCCTATATGGGGCACGCAATGGGGTTGCGGGCTATCCTTGCAAGATGGCTGACATCGGGTTCGATTCCCGAGTGCTCCACCAAGAATGTTCTGACGTGGCAGAGTGGTAATGCACCCGGCTGTTAACCGGTAGTCTAGCAATAGCGTAGGTTCGATCCCTACCGTCAGAGCCAAACCTAAAAGCGCGAAAGTGCTTGACACCCGCCTCAGAAAAGCCTAAGTATGAGGTGTTAGAAGAAAAGATCGGGGTTTGCCTCCGTTTGACCCGGTCTCCACTCTTCGTTTCGGTGGCAGTTTGCGAGGGTCTGCCCGTAAAAACCCTCGCCTTAATTTAGAGAGACGCATGGAAAAAGAGCACCCATATTGCCCAACATGCGGCCAACCTACTACATTCCGAACGAGCCCTGAATGGCTGCTTGGACACTGGAATGGAAAGTTTGTCGGCATGCTCGCGGCGCTGATTGAATCGCGCAGACAACGACGAGGGCTCAGCATGGACGAAATGGTCCGTGCAGCCTACTTGAACCACAAGGCTCCGATGCCTGCCAGCCCTATAGGCAGTATTCGGGTTCTACTTACGACCAACCGCAAAAAGCTCAAAAAGCTTGGTTGGGAAATTCTAGGCCCTTCCGTAACAAAAAACGGATTTTGGCTTGTACCTGTAGAGGATGCCTGATATGAAACGAACTGACGAGATTCGCCACCCGGCGTCCAAAGGTGAGACCTAGCGCGACACGTGACGCGTGTTGATGGTCGAACAGGGGACGAGGGGAAGCAGCGCCGAACCTCGTCCTTACTTTATGCGCCGGTAGCTGAGTTGGTTTAGCGGGGGGCTCTTAATCCCTGTCATACGTGGGTTCGAACCCCACCCGGCACACCAAAAAACAAAAGGAAGTCTGATGGGACTTGTAGCAGTTCTAGCATTTTGCGCCTTGACATCGGCGGGACCGAATGCTCCAATACCTCCATACGAATGTGTGTGGATCGAGAACAACGAAGTCGAGTTTCAGACGCAGACAGCATGCGCCATCGAGGTGATGCGCCTGCGAGACGATCCGATCATCCGCTTGAATGCGGAAACCATGCTTGCCGACATCATGGGCGAGAAACAACCTAAGCTGAATTGGTACATATGGTGCCATCCAGCAGAAGACTTGAAGAATTTTTATCGACACTTCGGTGTCGGCGATCTAGGGGACATCCCCGAAGACGCATAAATGCGGGTGTACTCGTCTGGGACGAGAAGGCGCTGTCTACGCCTTGAGGCGGGTTCGATCCCCGTCACCCGCGCCAAATTTAGGAGACCGCCATGATTGTACTAATCACTGGCGGGCGCGATTACCGCCGCGAAAAGGAAATGTGGGCGGTACTTGATCGCCTGCACCAAGAACGCAACTTCACCTACCTCGTCCACGGAGACGCCCGTGGAGCCGATCAAATGTCCCACCGTTGGGCGAAGCAGCGCGGCGTACAACCGGTCGCCTGTGAGGCTCTCTGGGGCTTCTACGGCGACAAGGTGGCTGGTACCAAGCGCAACAAGATGATGTATGACTTCTCACGTCCTGATCTGGTCGTCGCCTTCTCTGGCGGAACCGGAACAGCAAACATGATGAAGATCGCGACGGACGGCGACACAGAGGTTATCGACGTAGAGTTGATTGATCTTGACAAGCCAGACCGAATCGTCGGATACAACAGATAACGCTTTCGTAGCTCAACTGGATAGAGCGCCTGCCTACGAAGCAGGAGGTTACAGGTTCGAGTCCTGTCGAGAGCACCAATCGGGTTCAAATCCCGTTACGCGTTCAGAAGTTGTTGAACAAGTACCATGACAAAGCGATTACGCCGAGCATGGTCCAGCAGTGGATGAACATAGAGTAAGCGGGTATGGTGTTTAACGGCAGCATATTTGGTTTCCAACCAACAGGTGAAGGGTTCGAATCCCTCTACCCGCTCCAATATCGGTTACGCACCGCCTGTCTTCGAGCAGGTGGGGGGACATGGAGGTCTCCTGATAAAAAGCGTCTATTTGCGGGTGTAGCATAAAGGTAATGCACTTGGTTGCCAATCAAGTGAAGAGGGATCGTTCCCCTCCATCCGCTCCAAGTTTCTAGTTCCGAGGCCAAAAGGTGAGGCGCACGCCTGATTAGCGTGACTATGGGGTTCGATACCCTACGGAACTACCAATACACGTGCTCGTGGTGGAATGGCAGACACGCTATCTTGAGGGGGTAGTGCCCTAACGGGCGTGAGGGTTCGAGTCCCTCCGAGCACACCAGAATATGCCCTTGCGACGTAAATGGAATAGCGTACCACCCTTAGAAGGTGGGTTTTGTAGGTTCGAATCCTATCAGGGGTACCAAACACGCGCTGGCGACGTAAATGGAATAGCGTACCACTCTCAAACAGTGGGTTTTGTGGGTTCGAATCCCATCCGGCGCACCAGACATGGAAGGTTAACCGTACAGGTGTGCGAGACGCATTCGAAATGCGTACGTAGCATTGCTCTGGGGATCGTGCCCTCAGCCTTCCGCCAACATGCTCTTGTAGCTTAGCGGTCTAAAGCTGCCCTCTCATAAAGGGTAGATCGTGGGTTCGAATCCTACCGGGAGCACCAATTGGAAGGTTAACTGCACGGGTGTGCAGGCCCGCTTTGAAAGCGGTACGGAGCATTGCTCTGGGGATCGTGCCCTCAGCCTTCCGCCAACATGCTCTTGTAGCTTAGCGGTCTAAAGCTGCCCTCTCATAAAGGGTAGATCGTGGGTTCGAATCCTACCTCTCCAGCCAATATTGGGAAGTAGCTTAATTGGTAAAGCCCTTGACTTTGATTCAAGTGAGTGCAGGTTCGAGTCCTGCCTTCCCAACCAACCTGTTTTTTACGAATACAGGCTTTTTTGCCTGTAATGTGCGCCGGTAGCTCAGTGGTCAGAGCAGGGGGCTTTTAATCCTTGTGACGTGGGTTCGAATCCCACCCGGCACACCAAAATTCTTGACATCTGTCAGAATCGTGGTACTCATAGATGTATCACATGTAGGGGTGCGCCGACGTTGGAGAGTCGGGCTTGTCTCCAAAACAAGTTCTCGTGAGAGATTAGTGGGTTCGAGTCCCTCCACCCTTGCCAAACATGAGGCCCGTAATGGTCGCGTCCCCTTGCGTCAAAACATGCCGTATCGATCCCAAATCCATGCTTTGCGTGGGCTGTGGACGCACCCTAGACGAAATTCAGAAATGGCTAAAAATGCCGGAAAAGGACAAGCGACACACGCTTGACCTTATTGCTGAACGCCGTCGCGGCGGCAAGCCAATGATCCCGCCCCTGTAGCTCAATGGTAGAGCGCTGCCGTGGTAAGGCAGATACAAGAGTTCGATTCTCTTCGGGGGCACCATAACAGAAAGGAGTTTAGCTATGTAGGTATTCACAGGAGACCTAATATGGCAAACCACAAAAGAAAGCGACCACGCGCTCTAGCAAGCGCCGGTAGCTGCAACGATGTATCCAGAGAAATGAAAAAGCGCGGACTTGAATGGCGCTGGTACCAAAACACACCGACCTCTCACCACATCGTCTTTCACCACCGCCCAAAGCGCCGCGAAGTAAAGCGCCTTGAGCAACTTATCGTAAAGGGCGCAGACCCTGACGATATCGCGTGGCCTGTTGCTCGCAAGCCTCACGTCTACTATTGGTAATCAATTGGAAGGTAAACCGTACGGGTGTGCGGGGCTGGTTGCTAACCAGTACGGAGCTTAGCTCTGAGGATCGTGCCCTCTGCCTTCCGCCAAAAAATAAGGAAGTACCTATGACACTTGCTGTAAAAGCTGACACTTTCCAAGACGCTGTTTTCGAAGCCCGCGCTTATGAACGTCTTGGATCGCTGGACGATAAAGTCATGGAGGACATCGCGTTTGATTACAACGTCGATGTCGTGGAGCTTCGAAAGGCAGTCTTCGATGACTGACGAGAACAACCTAAAATGTCCCCGCTGCGGCGGGGACATGCTTGACGGGATACCCGGCGACGTATACTGTCCAAAGGATGCGTGTTTCAAAGCGGACACGCAGGATGCAATTCGCGCCGTAAAGGCGATGCGTGAACGCGAAGAGCGCAAGCTGTATGAGACACTCAAGGACAAGTATGGATAGGAGGACCCGATGGACCCAAGAATGTATGTGCTGATGCGGACAGACCTCGCGTCAATGAACTCCGGTAAAGGGATGGCCCATAGCCACCATGCCGGTATGGTGTTCTCCAACGACATGTGGAAGCGCCTCCAAACTGGTGAAAAAATGCCGAAAGGCTTGATGGAATGGCAGAAGCAGACCGAACAAGGTTTCGGAACAACGCTGACGCTTGACGTACCGGATGAAACCACCATGCTGCGACTTGTTGATGTCGCGCTAATGGCAGGATACACCGCCAACATCGTTCTCGATCCAACCTATCCGGTTACGGATGGGAAGGTTACACATTTGCTGCCGGTCTACACCTGCGCTTATGTGTTTTCACCGGACGGGAGCCCATGGTTCCTGTCTACCTTGCCACTACACCCGTAGAGGCCCGATCCGCAGAGAGAAGGAGGCAGCGACATGCTACCAGAACGCAAGGTCGAACAAATCCGCGAAGTCTTAAAGACGGCATCGCCTCTATCTCGCGTGTACATCGGTTGCGACTCAAACCGTTTCCGTGACAAGCAAGATATCTGGCATGCGTCCTACACGACAGCGGTCGTCATTCACCGCATCGACGAAGAAGGTATTGGCCGTGGAGCGAAGGTGTTCACTTTCACCGACCGCGCGCAAGACTACGACCAAAAGATGGGTCGTCCGATGATGCGAATGATGAACGAAGCGTACCGCACAGCGGAAGCGTATCAACAACTTGAGGAAGACCTCCTTGAGTTCGACGTGGAAGTCCACTTGGACATCAATGATGACCCCAAGCACGGCTCTAACGTGGCACGCAGCGCGGCTGTAGGATACCTTACCGGTGTCACTGGTCGCCCGGTCATGACGAAGCCCGACGCCTTCGCAGCATCCTTTGTTGCAGACCACGGCGTTCGCGGTAAGTTTGATCGTGTCGCGCGTACCCATGCGGGTACACGTCTCGCAAGCTAACAACGGGGCCGCTGACGCGGCCTCGTCACAATGTGTCATATATGACCCGTAACCCCGCTTTAGGGGGCAATAAATCGCCATGATTTCGCTGCATAGCAGCATTGCAGCCTTCCGGGGTTGTGCAGTTGCAGCATTTATTTTAACTTACGCGTATATGAAATACGCGAAAGTTGGAAAGACAATGTTTAAGTACCTCGAACTTCTGGCGAAGAGACGCCAAACACGACGCGAACTGTATTCACTTAGCGACCGCGAATTGGCGGACATTGGGATCAGTCGTTACGACATCGAACAGATCGTGGCAGACACGGTCGTATACTAACGCTCCCGCTGGTGGTATACCAAGCAAGGTCTTCTAAGCCGACGCACGAAGGTTCGATTCCTTCCGGGAGCACCAACATGCTGGCGTAGCTCAGTCGGTAGAGCGCTCGCCTCGTAAGCGAGAGGTCGCGAGTTCGATCCCCGCCGCCAGCACCAACACGTTCGTGTCGGAGACCTCCGGCACCATTGTGTCTTGCATAATGTAATTCTGCATGGTAAGGTGCCATCACCGGTAAAACAAACATCCATGGAGTACACACAATGACCACGAAGACACTTGCTGTCGCCCTTAGCGCAGACGGCAACACAGCGTCCGTACAGGTCGAAGGCGGGCAATACCTTATTGCTGTCAACGGCACGTTTGGTGGCGGCACTTTGCAGTTGAAGGCCAACATCGGCCCTGTTGCAGGCGTACCGATCACAGGCGCGGCGTACACTGCCGAAGGCGCAGAAGTTGTATGGCTCCCGGCCTGCACTGTGTTCTTCACACTGTCCGGGGCTACAACCCCAAGCGTCAACGCAGCGATTGCTGAACTATCCACGAAGATCGACTGATGTTCACAGTACCCGCAACGCGTCTAGCCACTGAAAGCCAACCGATACTGCGTAGCGCAGTCTCGGCGGCGCTCAATCAGTTGGTATACAAAGGTGGGTTCTTCCTAGCGTCTGCGGCATTCGCTGTAGGCAATTGGACACTCACCAACCCGGCTACAGCCGGTGATCTTTTGGTGACCATTAGCTCACTGCCGACATCTTTCGGTACCATTACCGATATCGAGTATCGTCTCGACGGCGGTGCGTGGGTATCCAGCGGTGGAACAGGAACGTTCACGATATCTGGCCTCACGGACAATGTATCGTACGACGTCGAACTTCGCGCAATCAGCGACTTCGGAGCGTCCGCAGCGGGTGATCTCAAGTCTGCGACACCAACAGCAGTCTAACAAAATCCGGGTTAAACCGGATTTTATGCCGGTTTAGCTCAGTCAGGCCAGAGCAGCGTCCTTGTAAGACGAAGGTCAGGAGTTCGAATCCCCTAACCGGCACCAACACTCCGTGTCGGAGTAATCCGGCACCAACACTATCAGGGTATGTTCTGGTGGCGGCGTGGGCTTTGGAAGCCTGCTGAAAGGGTTCGATCCCCTTTACCCTGACCAAAAACAACGCGTGTCCAGAACACTAGCAATGACCGTTAGATCGGTTTTTCTTGACATGTGCCTTTTTCTCAATACATTGTGGTCACATGAGCAGCAACGTACCAAACCCAATCACACGATCCCAGATCGCAGTCCCGTACCGCGCGTCTCCCGTGCTTCACCCAGACTACACGTACTGGTCACCGCATTGGGAAATGATCCGTGACGCTGAGATCGGCGAGATCGAAGTCAAGCGCAAAGGTGAGAAGTACCTGCCGCGCCAAGTGACACACGACGAAAAGCAATACCGTTCTTACTTGAAGCGTGCTGTTTTCTACAACATGACTTCTCGCACCCTGAACGCGCTTTATGGCACGGTGTTTCGCCGCACGCCAAAGGTTGCCGGGATCGATAAGAACAAGAAGCTTAGAGAAGCCTCCAAGCACATCACCAAAGAGGGCATGTCCCTCCACCTGCTCACCAAGACCATCGTTAAAGAGGTATTGGCGGTCGGGCGCTTTGGCATGCTTGTTGACGCTTCACCAGACGGCAGAGGCGATCCCTATATTGCCTGCTACACGGCAGAGAACATTCTCGACTGGCAGATGTCTGAGATTGACGGCAAGTGGGTCCTGTCGAAAGTTACGCTACGCGAGATTTACTACGACCGAGATTCACACTGGTCTCCTTACGAGTACCGCTCACGCTTCCGCGTACTCGTCCTCGAATACAACGAAGAGGAAGATACGCACGTATACGTGCAGTACCTCTACAGCGACAGCGCTGATTCCATCAATCAGATACCTGACATCGATCAGGCACCTGATGCCGTTGTCATGCCGACTGTTCGCGGCGAGTTCTTGGATTACATTCCGTTTCAGATTATTGGCCCATTCACGAACTACCCAGATGTGCAGCGCCCGCCGATCCTCGACATCGTCACGCTGAACTATTCCCACTACATGTCTTACGCACAGCTTGAGCAGGCCCTGTTCTACACAGGATCGCCGGTCTTTACTGTGCAGCAAAACGACGGTACCGATCCGGGTGAATACCAAGTTGGACCGGACATTGTCTGGATTCTTGGTGAGGGCGAACAGGCGAACCTTCTTGAATTCAACGGTCGCGGACTACAACACCTCGAAAATGCGCTGCGCAGTAAAGAAGGCCAGATTGCTTCCATAGGCGGACGCATGATGCCGGGCTCTTCGCGCGGCGCGGCAGAGAGCGACAACAGCCTCTTGATGCAAGAGCGTAATGAGCAGACCCTATTGCTTAACATTTCTGATACCGTCGATGAAGGCGTCACACAGACCTTGATGTGGTGGGCAGACTGGAACAACGCTTCTCTTGCTACGGTTGCTTCAATCAACTTTGAGATCAACCGCGACTTCGTTATGAAGGATGCAGGCGCACGCGAATTCCGTGCTGTGCATCAAATGTACGCTGACGGCGTTATACCTCTCGAAGTCGTTTACGACTACCTACGCAAGTTCGATGTCATCCCGGAATGGATGGATGGCGACGAATACAAAAAGATGCTCAACGACAGCAAGCAGTTCCCGAACATGGTGGACGTGCTCGCGCGCATGAAAGACTTCCCGGACGCCAAGTCGTTCCACGAATACAAAGTCATGCAAGAGCAGATGAAAGCGGTACCCGCCAATCCAGATGACCCGGCTAACCCCGGCGTACCTCAACAAGCCCGCGACGCCCGCGCTATGCAGGAACAGGCACAGGAAGAAGAGGACGAAGAAGAGGATGGAGCATCGTCCAATGGATGATACGTTCATTGAAATTCTGAGAAAGCTTGACAGAATTATTTCTCTTCTCGAAAAAATTTCAGGGGACGGAACGGCCACACAACCGACGCTCCCTGACCTTTCCTTTCCGGTTAAGCCGCCTCACTGTAGTAAGTGCGGTATCTCCCTTGAAGGCGTGACCGGATACGTATGCAACCATGCCGATTGTCCGACCGGCCTCGGGGCTACGACGTGCTGACATGAAGAAGATAACTGGAATAAACCCTGATTTTGCTGACTATGATGAGCTAGACGATGATGCGCTGGACGCCGTCGAAGAATTTCAACAAGGCGTGCTGACCTTTGAAGAGTTGAAAGTTCTAGTTGGGCCGGAGACAGCACAGTCGATAAAAGAAATGAAATACGGCATCGAGGACGACCCAGAAGCGCTGTTCGATAACCCCGAAAGTTTCTGATAAAAAATAATCTCCCGTGTGACCCGTTTTTACGCTTGACCTTGACATTTAAGTCACAATCGGTTACTACTTCAATCATCGGTTCTTTTCTCTCATAGTCCTTGTGACAAATTGCAGACGAAAAGGCACATACGATAGGAAGCTCCCCGCTTCCGCCCATGGCGGCGTCATGGTTAACTTAACAGGGTCCCACACGGCGTGCGGGAAAAGTGAAAATGGCAACTATTTCTTATAACAGTCTTTCGGAGGTCCCGGAGGACCTTCGTGATGGAGCCAAGGAAGCGGAAGGCGGCAAGTACGTCGTTAACGTGACCAATGCGGAAAAGGTTAAAGAATTCCGCGACAACAACATCGCTTTGTCGAAAGAGCGCGATGCTCTTACAGCGGCAATTGCGCAGTACGAAGGCGTTACCGGTGTTCAGGTACCGGACTTGGAAACGGGCAAGCTGTCCGATTTTGCCAAGACCCTCGAAGGCTTGCGAGCGGTGAAGAAGAAGGTTGAAGACGGTAAGCTCGTTGAAGACACTTCTTTGGAAGAAGCTTCTGCGGCACGTGTGACGGAAGTCACGACGAGCTTCAAGACGCAGCTTGCCGAAATGGCTAAGGACCGCGACGCACACCGCGACGCACGTGTCCGCGCAGAACAAAGCGCAAACGCCATGATGGTTGAGAACGCAATTCGCTTGGTGGCATCGGACCCCGATGTCGCCATGATCGATAAAGCGGTGCAGATGATCCTGCCAGACGCATTGAAGACGTTCCGCGTCGAAGATGACGGCAAGATCACACCGAAGTCCAAGGATGGCACGATCATCTACGGTTCTGACGGCGTCACGGCAAAGTCGATCAAAGAGTGGCTGCTTGAACAGCGCGAAGAGAAAGACTTCCTCTTCAAGGGTTCGAAAGGCGGCGGCGCAAGCGGCAACACGGACACTGCTCCGGGCCGCATGAACGCTGCTGAGTTGGCAAAGATGAAGCCAGCCGAACGCATGAAGTACGCGCGCAAGCACGGCACTGGATAAAAAAAAACGACGTTGGGGCGTACGCGCCCCGACCCCGCCCATTAACTGATCAAGCCACGCGGCGCGCGGTGAGATTTCAAATACCCTTAGCTTCTTTGGGCTGAGTTGAGGGATCATGCTCAGACTCGGTGAGTCTGCTTCACAGCCCGTGAAAAAAACTTGAAGCAAGCTTAACCGAAAGTAGGAGACACGAAAGTGATCACTCTGTTTGAAGCCTCTAAGATCGCTTCTGGTGAGGTACTGCGCTCGACAATCATCGAGCACTTTGCACGCACCAGCGATCTTCTCCGCGTCACGCAATTCGTCAATGTTGACGGCGGCGCATACGTATATAACATGGAAGGTTCCCTGCCGGGAGTCGCATTCCGTGGTGTTGGTGAGGGTTACACGCCTTCCGCTGGCATCATCAACCCAGAAACTGAGCGTTTGCGCATTTCTGGTGGCGACCTCGACGTTGACCTCGCAACTCTCAAGATGACTTCGGAAGACGTCCGTGGTCAGCACGAGCTTCGCAAGGTGAAGGCACTGTCCCTCACCATCGGCGCGAAGATGATCAATGGTGACTCCACCGCTGATCCGCGTGAGTTCGACGGCCTTCGCGTCCGTATCACGGGCGACCAGCTTCTTGACAACGGCACGACCGATGGTGGTGACCCGCTCAAGATCAGCAACCTCCGCGACCTGATTGACCAAGTGGATGACCCCACCCACCTCATCATGTCGAAGAAGATGCGTAACCTGCTCTCCGCAGCAGCAACTGACCCGCAGATTGGTGGCTACATTCAGTACACCGAAGACGAGTTCGGCAAGCGCGTCACAATGTTCGACGGTCTTCCGATTGTAGTCATCGACTACGACGCAAACGGCGACCAAATTGTTGCGTTCAACGAAGTTGGCGGAACCGGTGCAACTGCAACGGCAACCTCCATCTACTGCGTCAACATGTCCGATGAAGGCGTAATTGGCCTCCAAAACGGCATCATGGAAGTCCGCGACCTTGGCGAACTTCAAACGCAACCTGTCATGCGTACTCGCGTAGAATGGCTTGTTGGTATGGCCGTCATGCACGGGCGCGCCGCAGCACGTCTCCGTGGCGTAGCAAACGCAGCGGTCACTAAGTAATCCCACTGAGGGGGTTTTAGAGCCCCCTCTACCAACCCCCTCAGATAGGTTACAAAGACCTTAATCCCACAGGAGAAAAACCAGAAATGGCACGTTCCGAAGTTAACTACACCTACGACGCTGACACAGCGTTCCGTGCTCCGGGTTCCGCTGCGGTCACGGCAACTGGCGAGATCGGCACTTTCGCTCTCGACAAGATGGTCAATGCCAGCGAAGGCGACCAGAAGAACAAGCTTGGCGCAGAATTCTATGACGTCGTAATCGTCGTCACTGCGCTTGACACTGCTCAGGCAGACGAAACCTACACCTTCGACGTCGAAGTTACAGCAGCAGGCGGCGGAAACGCAGTCACTGCCGGTGCTCTCGCAGTTGTTGGCACAGGCCAGTATGTCATCAAGCTCGATGGTCACACCCTCGAAAAGCTTTCCGCAGACCGCGAAGAGCTTGCCCTGAACCTTACCGTCGCAGGCACCACGCCTTCGGTCGAGTTCGCAGCATGGGTTGCATACGGTTCTGGCGCGTAAGCCCAAACCGCATAAGTAAGAAAGCAGGCGGCGGCTAACACCGCCGCCTTTTTCAGATCATATCCCCGAAACCACCAGACCGGAGTACCCGACTAATGGCTGGACCAAAAAATCATAGCGCCACCCCGAATACTGTTATTTATTCGCCGGATGGCAAAGAAGTCCACATCGACCGACTCAACGCAATCGACCTTATCCGCACCGCCGGATACGTTTGGAAGAGCGAAGACGTAGGCCGCACACGCGCAGAAGCAGACGGCCCTGCCGACCCAACTGCCAGTGTAGTCGTGATTTACGACAAGAACGGTGGGACCCTTGAGACAAGTGCTGCGAACGCTCGCGAGCTTGTTGCGAACAAGACGTACACTTGGGCGGACCCGAACGAGGTCAAGCACAAGGTGACGGAAGCAGAAGCAGCACAAGCTGTCATCGAAGCCGCGACTGACTTGGCTGAAGCGGAAGCCGCACTCGAAGCCGAAGAAGCCCCGGAAGACGAATCGCTGACTGGTGAAGCTATGCGCGTATCAGGCGAGGCAAACCTTTCGAAGTATCTTGATGGGTTCTCTCTGGAAGCTCTAAAGCAGATCGCAGACGAGCGCTTTGGCGAAAAGATTCACCACCGCGCCTCCAAGGAAACCGCTATCGCGAAGATCGTGGAACTTGAAGAGGCAACGCAGACCACAACCTAAGAGGTCCATATGTCGTCTTCAATAGCACAAGCCGGTCCAACTACACAGTCAGCAATCGATGCGATTACCGCTGTGGCGTTCGATCCTTCCAACGCAAGCCCAACAATCGTCCGTATCGGATGCAACCGCGCGTTCCATGTTCTGGTGTCGCGTGCGGGTACTGTAGCAACTCAGACCAACGCAATGTTGGTCATGAGCGGCTGCGAGTATGTCCGAGTGAACGTTGGTGAAACAGTCTCTGTCATTGCCGCAACTGGCGAGACAGCGGGTGTCCTCACCTTCACTGACCAGAACATGGGCTGATCATGGCAGGACATAGCACATACGTACAGACAGCACTAGCGAACTGGTTCCGTGGGACAGCAATGCCCACGGCACCGGCATCGCTTGAGCTTGCTCTGAGCACCGTCTCTCTCAGCGACAACGGCTCCAATATTGCTGAACCCTCTGGTCTTAACGGCTACGCGCGTCAGACCATAACCCTGACAGCGCCGGTCCACACAGAAAACGTCGGCACCCTTGTCCAGAACTCAAACGCCATCATCTTTCCAACCGTCACCGGGACGTCTTGGGGGACGATTGTAGCCGCTGCCGTGTTTGATACGGTCAGCGGTGAAATGCTTTTCGAAGGGGACCTTGTGGCCCCACGTAACGGCCCTGTCGGGGATACGCTGAGCTTCGGTGTCGGCACCCTTCAATTCAGAGTGAGATAACCTATGGCGGAATGTGTAGGAGTCGGGGGAGGTTCCATTGGACTTCGTTCCGGTTCCCTCCGCCTCGGAATAACAGCAACGCCACTATTCACGGCGTCCCTACAATCAGATCAGGCCATGGGCATGATCGCAGAAGGCGCATCAGTTGTATCTTTCAGCGGGCGCACGTCACACCCTCTGGCGACGGTAGCCGAAGGGGCAAGCACACCGGTCTCCGATTTGTTCGCGACCGAAGGCGCGTTTTCCTCGCCAACGGAGCCATTTTGGGGTACAATCTGGGCAGGTGGCGCAGAAGCGTCTGAACCGCTGATAAACAACTACCAGCACAGCGAGACACCGGTAAAGTATATCCGTCTCGACGACATCGTTCTTGAGTATACGGGCGATCAACTAACACGCGTGACAAAGGAAGAAGGCGACGACAAGGTGTTGGAATACACCGGGGCTCTTCTGACAAAGGTTACAGATAGTTATCATGGGATCATCAAAGACCTGTCCTATGACGGAAACGACAAACTGACGGGTGTCACCGTCACCAAAATAATCTGAGGTAAAACAACATGGCAATTGCAGACGACTTCTCTGTCGCAGCTAACGGTGACATTCGCTACACCGGAGGTGGGCCGACTTACACTGTAATCGAGCTTCACCGATTCTTGCAAGACCTTGCTGATGACGCTGTATCGTCCGGCGACGATCTTCTCGACATCACCGACCAGACCCCGTCTGATCGTTCGACTGACAACATTATCACACTCATCAATGGATATAACATTGATGACACAGCCGCGCAATCCCTTTATGACGGTTCCATCACCCAAGCCGGTGGTGACACTGTCTATTCGGGTCTCGTTGTCGTGGGCGCGGTTCCGGCTGGAACCAACCTTCAAATCGTCCAGAACAACGCACTGCTGACGAACTATTGGGGCACGGGCCTCAACACGGATGCGGGCGCAAACATTCTTCTTCGTCTGATGATCAAGACGCGCGAAAACGGCGCAAACATCGACGGTTCACGTCTTCGCGTACAAGCGCGTGAACTCGGCGACACCTACGCCGAATTCTCTCTGACCGCTGGTCTTGGTAACGCTACTGCCGCTATCTTTACATCGTCTGACCTTAACAACCAGACGGCTGCTGGTACGATTGCTACATGGACCTCTATCACGAACACCGAAGGTCTTCGCCTGATCGATGTTACTGGCGACCTTGTTGCCGAGGAATACTACTCTGAGTGGAACCTCGGAACGCAGTCCATCAACGACCTATACGAGCGCACCAAGTGGATTCAACGCCGCGCGACGGCGGAAACTATCCACGGTATGAACGGCGAACTCTTCCGTGGCGTGACACACTCCTTTGCCTACGACGGCGAGACCGGCGGAAACCCGGCAACCAACCAAGACTACGCTTGGGGCCTCTTTGTCACATACGATACAGAAGCTGTCTCAAGCTTTGTTGTTGGCGAAGCCGTAACAATCGGCGCGGGCATTGGTCGCGTGCTGTCCTTGGACGACAACGGTGTAGATGGTACACTTGTTGTTGCGATGCAGTCTGGAACACCCGCTGATAACGACGTTATCACCGGATTGACATCCGGCACCACGGCGCTGGTAAACGGTGCTCCGACTGGTCAAGCGACCGGCGGTGGCGTCGGAACAATCCTCGCGGTCAGCGATGACGGTACCACTGGTGCTATGTATATCCAGCTTATCAAGGGAACAGTTCCAGCCGATAACACCGTTCTTTACCAAGACGGCCTGCACACGGCACTTATGCTCGTTAACGGCGCGGTTACAACTCGCTCAATCTCTCCAGCCTTCATCGGTCAGTCTACTGGATCGGCGATCATTGGTGCGTACGGTATCGGCATTGAAGCCGCAGACCTTACCGCTTCGGACCTTCTATTCGACCTTACGAACACACCGCGTACACCGCCGAACAATGTTACGTTCACGGTTAACGGCCTTGTGTCCGGCGAAGACCGCGTCCTTGTTGGGCCGGAAGCAGGCGGCATCTTGCAGGTTGACCAGTTCGGCCTAAACGCAACGCTGGCTACGGACAACGTCGCGACCATCGTCATCGACGCGGCAATCCCATTGGATACACCGTCTTCTGGTACTATCCGCGTTCTTGATGATGCTGGTATCTATCGCCGCATTGCGTACTCGTCCTACACCGGATCGACGTTCACAGTTGACGTGGGCGCTTCTGGCGGCAACGAAGACTTCTTGGGCAACGAGGCAGCAGCAGCGAACAACGTGTTCATCAGCTACATCGATGAACTTGCGGCTGGAACGAGCGCTTCGTTCACTGGTGTTTACCAAGCGAACCGCTCCCTGTTTATCCGCGTTCGCGACGGCGGCGGCACACCAATCCGTACCTTCGAAACCACAGGTACTCTTGGTTCTGCGGGCGGAACGACAACGGCGATCCGCACGTCTGACGCGTAAGATGGCGGGCGTCGCCTTCTTCTTTGAAGAATTCGACACTGATGTTTATTCCGGGCGTCTAGGGTTCTTAGACGCTTGGAATTACGCCTTTTTGGCTGCGGGGGACATCACCGATGTGGTGATCATCAACCGAACAGACCTCGTGCCGATACTTCCTGTGAACTACCGCATCCAAATCGTCTCTTCCGAAGAAGAGTTTTTGGCCCTTGCGTCAGGGGACAGAATAACGTACATAGGGGCGTACAACGAGTTTGAAGAAACAACAAGTTTGTGGGACTTTGACCACAAAACTGATTGGTATTTCTTTGGACACGCACATGGTCACAAAGCCCCAACCGGGGTGACAATACCGACAGCGAGAAATACCGTGTTTCATTCCGTACATGCCGCGACAGTGGTTATGACGCACAGATATGAGGTGATGAAATGGCAGTAACACTTGTTGGAACAGTTATAAACACTGCCGACGCCATCACGGGATTCAACCAAGGCAACATTTCAACCGACGATGACTTTGTGCAAGGCACGGGTTCTATTGGGTTGAAGGCGTCCACCGGTCTCAACGAAATTTACACCACAACCATCGCCAGTGGACCGTACAACTATAACGTCGGCAGACTTGGCGAGCACATTGTCATGTGGTTCAACACAAAGACCCCTATCTCCGCTACGGGAGGGTTGCGCATTGTGGTTGGAAACGGTACAAGTCGTGGGAGTTGGAACGTGGACCCGCGTTCATTTTATAAGGGCGGTTTCGTTACCGCCGTTGTAAATACAGGAAGAAACTTTGATAACATTTTGGCCGGTAGTTGGACCGTTGGCGGTAACCCGGCGCAGTTGACGAACGTTACCCAAGTCGGTGGCGCTTTCGACACGCTGACGTCGATCATGGGTAACTTTAACAACGTACAGATTGACCAGTTCACGACAGGTTTCGGCGTCCGAGTTGACGCCGGTACCTCCGGCACACCGAACAACTTTGCCTCAATCATCACGGCTGAGAATACAAACTTTTGGGGATGGTGGTCTTCGTTTAACGGTTCCAACATCGGTCGCGGAAAGATTTATATTGGCCCGGCGACTGGCACAGCGACTTCGTGGTTCGAAGACAGCGCTTTCTCTACAGTTTTTGCAGACAGCCGTGTCGCGGTAGGATTTTTTGAATTCGCGATTCGCGGGGCAAACACAACCGTCCGCTGGAACCTAGCCAACATATCCGCAGCTAACCCCACGAACGCGCGTTGGAGTCTCACCATCGACGCGGCGGGCATCGCGGAATTCACCGACACATCGGGGGTGTGGCGCGGGTCTGATACCATTACCTTGAGATCGACAGCAACTCTCAATGGTACGACACTCATCAACGGAACAAGCTTGATCCAGAACAGCGCGACGCTGTCTGGTATCACGGTGTCGAGCGCCAACACCGCCACAGGCGTTGGGTATATCCAGAGCAACGCCCCAAACCTTATATCCAACTCTTCCTTCACGTTCTCTGCTGGACACGCGATAACAATCACCACTCCGGGAACGTACACCTTTACTGGAAATACGTTCACTGGTTATGGGGCGGGCGGTACAAACTCTGCTGCAATATACAATAACTCAGGCGGCGCGGTAACCCTGAACATTGCAGGCGGCGGCGGCACGCCCACTGTACGCAACGGTGCCGGTGCATCGACGACGGTGGTCAACGCTGTGTCGGTACGCGTCACGAGCCGAGACGCTGCAACAAACAGCCCCATCGTCGGCGCGCGCGTATACCTCGTCGCTGATACAGGAGGACCGGCGACCGCTGGCGACGTCATCCTATCTGGGGTTACAAACGGGTCAGGCGTTGTGGAAAACACTGGTTTCGCCTTCCTCGGTAACCAACCCGTAACCGGACGTGTCCGAAAAAGTACGTCTCCAATCCTGTATAAAACAGCACCATTGTCCGGCACGATCACGGCCAACGGCCTAGAAATAACAGCATTCCAAGTTCAGGATCAATAATGACGGACAACATCAAACTTGAATCCGCTGACGCGGACACGTCTCCTAGTGTCATAAAGGCAACAGGTGACGATATCCACACACGCAACATCAAGGCGGTAGCTGAGGTTGTCCGCTCATTGCGCGACGATATGACCAAGCACCACGCTACCATTGCGGACCTGTCCAAAACAGTGCATACTCTACAGACAGAGATCGGGGAGCTAAAGATGAAGCTTATCTTGATGCAGCACCAAGGGAGCGGCGCGACTGCGCGATAAAACATGGCGATTACAATTGATTGGGGAACGCAGGTAATAAACGTACCACGCGCCGACATGCTTCTTGTGCAGTCGGTCCCTACAGAGATTCGCCAACTCGACCTCGACGCCTTCCGCCAGACCCTGAACGACCTTCAAGACGACCCGGAAGGAATGCCGTTTCCGACGACCCACAACCACGTCCAGCCGATCACGGTTGGAGGCGTTACGCTCGCACGAATCATCGAGATCATCAACGGTTATACCGTAACCTTTGAAGATGGTCAGTACGCTGTAAACCTTGTGGGCGCAAACTCAAACGTCGGCGACGTCACAAACGTGAACCAAGTCTCGATCCGTTCAGCAAACTCCGCCGGTCTCACATTCTCTGACCAGATCAACCAACAATCGTTTGCGGGATTCGTTTGGATTGACACCATCAATGGCCTTCCGGGAATACAGTTTCCACGCGGAACGACAACCGATCCAGTCAGTAACTGGCCCGACGCCGACGCTATCGCTGATGGATTGAATTTGGAGAATTTCAAACTTCGCCACACGCTGGTTATGCCGGTAGCTGAGAACCTAGACACGTACACCATTGAGGGGCTGAACACTGTAGATTCTGTTGTCGTCCTTCAAGGCGGAAGCACTGATTCTCTTTCCTTGAGTAACCTATCTGTTACGGGCGACTTCGGTACTGGTTATACTATTTTGCGTCAGTGTGTTCTTGGAACAATAACGGAGTTTGAAGGCGGGGCTTTTGAGTGCGTCGTCAACGGCAACATAACCCTGACTGCATCACCCGCTGGAATCAGCGATATTTCGTTCATGAACTGTGTTTCCGGGTTTCCCGGAAACGTAACTTTTGTACTTGATTGTAACGCGACAACGCGAGATATTCAATTTCGTAACTGGTCCGGGGGTATGGTCATCCAGAACTTCTCTGGGGGCAACTCCATGTCGGTCGATGTGTCTCAGGGTAAGGTGACCATTGACGCATCATGCACAGCGGGACAAATCCTCGTTCGAGGCGTTGCGCAAGTTATCGACAACTCCGGCCCCGGATGCGACGTTGTGCTTGATGGAACGGTCACAAACCTTGTCGCCGCTGGCACGATCACCGACCAAGACAAAGCAGACATCGCCAACCGCATCATTCCGCAGATTTGGGCAGCAAGCTGACCGTCGCCTAGTGACAATTACGGCACAGTGTGGTACCTTTCTCAGGAATAACAGGATCGAGGTATCGCAATGGCGTACATCACAGTCTACTCACCCGATGGTCAGAAGTACGAAGTCGCGTCTCGCGACCGCGCTGATAAGCTGTTGCTTGAAGATGGTTGGACACAACAACCACCGGTCGATGACAAGCCCAAAGAAAAGACAAAGAGCCGCCGCAAAAAGGCAGAGCCGGTCGAAGAAGTGTTGGACGATAACGACGTAGAAGATACGTTCGAGCTTTGGATTTCATCTGACGCTAAGGCGTCGGACGACGACTCTTGACGGAGGCATAATGTCTAACGAACTTGATCAAGCCACTGGCGGCGGCTTGGGGCTTGCATTTATACTCAGTGAACTTCGTGATCTCCGCAAGGGGATGGAAACGCGCGACGAAAACTTGCGCGGGTCAATCGATTCTGTTCGCGATAGTGTGAACCTCCTTTCCGCTAAAGTTGATCGATCCCAAGGCGATGTGGACAAAGTCCAGATCGATCTAAGGGCGATCCGTGAGGACCTTGGGAGCGTTAGAAATGACGTTGACGAAATGAGGGATGCCCGTAAGACCGACTTGATTGTTCAACAATCTGCTTGGGCCGGTCCTGTACGCATCCTACGAAATCTTGCGCTGATCGGCGCAGGTATTGGTGGTTTGATTACCGTCATCAACTTCTGGCCTATCATCGTAGGCTTTTTTCCGGTGGAAGCACCTTAATCTCTATGATCAACCAACCGCTCGCATAACACGGCCCACACGGCTGTGATCCGTACCGGTGTGCCGTGAGCGGGCCTTAGCGGAGACTGCATTGATATGGCAGACGAGGCTCTTCTTGTAGAAGCAAAACCAACAGAGGAACTTAGCTCAAAGGCGACACGACGCGCCAAGAGAAAAGCGGATAAGATGGTCCGCGCTACCAAGCGCAATCCAAAGCCCATCGAAGCCCGAACCTATAATCAGTCCCTCTACATTACCAGCCTCACGGAGAACGAACTAACGTTCTCATGTGGCCCTGCGGGTGTCGGCAAGACCTACATCCCCTCGCGCGTATACGGCGGTATGCTTGCTTCCGGGCAGATCAAAAAGCTTTACCTCGCCCGCCCTAATGTGGCGAAGAAGAAGCACCAGAACGGGTTCCTTCCCGGAACACTTGAAGACAAAACAGCGCCGTGGTTGATCCCGATCATGGAGGGGATCAAAGATTCGATGTCCCCGTCCGAGTTTGATCGTTTCCGCCGCGAGAAGATGATCGAAGAAGTCCCATATGAATTCATGCAGGGACGCACATTCAGCGACGCAGCGTGCATCATCGACGAGGCAGAGAACCTCGACATGGACGACCTTTACATCACACTGACACGCCAAGGCGACAACCTCAACATGGCGGTGTGTGGCGATATCAATCAGGCGCGCATCCCGGACAGCGGTCTGGCTTACGTTGTAGAAATGGCTAAGCTGCCGTTTATGCAGAGTGTTGGTGTCGTTGAATTCACCGAAGAAGACGTCGTGCGTTCACGCCAAGCGGCCCAATGGGTCAAGGCTTTCAACCGCGTGCGCTTGTCTGAAACGGCGAATTGTGGTAAGCAAGAAGGCAACGGATTTGGCGAGCAACACGCCCCAAGCTTTCTAAAGGTGTCGTAAAATGGCAATACTCGTATTGGAGGACGGCAGCGGAATCGCTACCGCCAACTCCTACGTAACAGCAGCGGAGATCGCAACAATCATCGAGGTCAACCCGACCTCGACGGCTGCTTGGACTGCGCTCGCCGCACAAGAGCAAGACGACTACGCCATCTGGGCCTCGAACTGGCTCGACGATTACATGGATTGGAAGGGCGACAAGACCGTAAAGACCAGCGGCTTGCGCTGGCCTCGCTGCGGTGTATATGATCGCGACGGCTGTCTGATCGATCAGAACACCATCCCGGACCAATTGAAACAGGCAGTCGCTGAGACAGCTATATGGCTGATCAACAACCAAGCCGCAGCTTCTGGTGGACAGAGTTCCAACTTGCCGGAAGGCATCAAGCGTGTCAAGGCCGATGTTGTTGAAGTTGAATTCTTCGACACAGGCTCCGCTGACTCCCAATCCGGCTCCGACCTACTCCCGATCAACATACGTTTTCTTCTGCGCGCTTTGGGCAACCCTATCGTTGGCAAGCGTCGCTTCGTTCCGGCGGTACGATAAATGGGATTCAAGAGCCTTCTCGAACAACAGGTGCAGGGGGTAATGCAAATCCTCGGACAAGACGATGGTCTTGCTCCGTTCTGTGTCTACGTGGAGAAAGGCGCGCGATCCTACGACACCGATACACGAACGTATTCTACCGTGGACACCAATCACACCAATATTCCAATGGTGTTGGCGAAGTTCAAAATTGACGAAATGGACGACGAAGTCGTTTCCGCTACGGACTTGAAAGCGATCATCGCCAAGCTGGACATACCCGTTGATCCGAAGACGCAGGACCAGATCATAGACGACAAGGGCGCGACGTACAATGTCGAGCGTTTGATGGGGGTCCCCGGAGAGAGCTTGTACATTCTGCACGTCCGAAAGGTGTAACGTGTCGGAATCAATCGTCGCCAATCCGCTAGAGTTTCAGCGCAGATTGGACCAATCATACGACCGCTTCGAGAAGAAGTGGCGTTTGCGCATGCAGCGCTTGATGAAGGCGGCAATGATCCGCCTGATCCGCCGCACCCCGGTGCATACAGGACAAGCTGTGCGCAGTTACGTGGCATCCGCCGGTTCCGCATACAGCGGCGCAGCGGGTTCCAAACCAAACCCGGTTGAGCCGACAAACAAGTTGGCACTCGGGGCTGAGGCACTTAGAGGCGGCGCAGAAGCTGTCGCCATGGGAACACTGGCCTCTGTTGACTACAGCGATCCGTTCAACGTGTTTTGGATCACCAACACCGCCCCACACATCGGGGGACTTGAAGCCGGGGAGCTACCGCGTTCGCCCCTGACACCGCGCTCACCGCAAGGCATGTTCGCCGTTACTTTGCAGGAGCTTTTGACATTCTTGGATAGTGACAAACTATGACCCCTCTATTTTCCTCATACGTTGAAGAGCTTTGGAAGCTGGCAATGGAAGCCGATTATCCGGCTGTTCCGATCTTCTTTGACAACGCTGACGCACCAGAGAATGACAGCACGGTATACGCTGTAATCCACATCATGGCGTCGGAAGAAACCATGCCGATCAACACAGGCATAAACGCCAAGTCTCGCAACGTCGGTGTAATTCAGGTGGACGCATTTTCTCCTGTAGATGTAGGCCCCGGAACAGCACAAAATATTGCGGTGTACGCGGGGAGACTTTTCAAGCGTCAAGTCAGTGCCGTAGCCAACGAGGGGACCGTTACTTTTAAGGACTATTCTGCGGTTTCCCGTGGACAGATTGGCGGCAAGTTCAAGTATATGATGCGTATCCCCTACCGATACGACTTCACGGAATAATATTGACACGAATTGATTGATGCTTTAGTGTGGCCCGTTTGCCGCAGACTCCTTGACTTTCAGTCCATATTTGGGTAGGGTGCAAGCACATGGGTGACTCTGAATGTCCCCAATCTCATGAGATAACTCGGGGCGGCGGTGCCACCCTATGCAAATTAGGGAGACCGTCCTTTGTCCTTTGCTGACGCAAACCGCGCACAGATTCGTTACATCGAAGAATCCACCTTCGGTGTGACCCCCGCGTCCGGCACGGCGCGTGAAGTGCGCCTCACCTCGTCTTCGCTTACAGCGAACAAGGAAACTGTTGTTTCCGACGAACTACGTGCCGACCGCATGGTTTCCGATATCGTTGAAGTTTCGGCTTCTTCGGGCGGAGACATTAACTTTGAATGGTCCTCGGGACCGCAAGATGAATTCCTTGCAGCTTTCCTACTCTCGCAGTGGGAACGCCCGATGACTATGGACTTCTGGGAAGGCATCGTGCTTTCCGTAACCGGCGCGAGCACTATCGTCATTTCCGGTGCGGACTACACGGGTTACCTTACCAATGGTCGTGTCATCAAGCTTGCTGGTTGGGTTGACCCGGCAAACAACGGATACTTCACCATCGCATCCGCCGCATTCGGCGCAGGCAACACAACGATCACCATCGTTGAGACGTCGCTTGTAGCAGAAACCGGTACGGTGCGCGCGCGCGTATACGACGCTAACGACGTTGTCGTTCTGAACAATACAGCTATTTCTCTCGGTGCCTCCGGCCTCGACGGAAACGCGACTGACCCGTTTGCAGCAGCTATTGCAGCAGGCCAGTTCCAGATCGGTCAGAAGATTTACGTTGACGCAGTTGACGCACGCGAGACGGGTACCGTCACATTTGCCGCAGGCGCTGCGACGACAACCATCACTGTCAACGACGGCACCAACACCGCCGTTCTCGTTTCTGGTACAGACTTCACACTCGTCGGTACGGCGACCACAGACGGTGATGCTTTTGCGGCGGCTGTCAACGCACTGCGTTATCGTACACTGAGCCCTGTGAACGTCGTTGCGGTGAACGCAGCCGGTACTGTTACCGTTACTAACCTCAACGCTACCGGCGGATCGCTCGTCGAAACTGTTGACGATGTAAACGTTACTGTTGTAGACTTTGCTGGCGGCGTTGCCGGTGCATCTTCGTTCTACACGATCACAGCACTCGCTGACGACCTTCTTTCTCTGTCGCCGACCCCACCGGTCGTGGCAGCGGGCGGAAACATCACCATCAAGGGCTCGCACTTGAAGAACCCCGGCGTTGTCACTGACATCGCTCAGCGTTACTTCACTATCGAAACCGCGTTCCAAGACGTCAGCCAGTTTATGGTCCAAGACGGAATGGTTGCAGGCACGTTCTCTCTTGAGATCGCTACCGGCGCTATCGTCACAGGTACAATCGGCTTTGAAGGTCGTGAAACGGCGCTTGTCCAAACTTCGGTTCTGGGTAATGCACCGTACACAACACTGGCTGCACAGCCGGGTGATGTGGTCAACGCGACGACAGACGTCGGTAACCTTGTCAAGGACGGCTCGCCACTTGCAGCCTGCATTCAGTCGCTTTCCATCACTGGTGAAGCGAGCCTCCGTATGCAGAACTGCGTTGGTTCTAAGTTCCCACAAGGCATCGGTACTGGTCGCTTCAACCTGACCGGCTCGATGACTGTGTTCTTCGAAACGCAAGAACTGTTCACTGACTTCATTGATCACGACACCGTGTCTCTCGAATTCACGATCACAGACGCCGAAGGTTCGGTATACTACTTCAACATTCCAGCGTTCAAGTTGTCGCAAGACGAAATCGCGCCGGGTGGTATCGACCAAGACGTGTTTGAGAACATCGAATTCACCGCGTTCCGCGACGCGACCACGAACACGATGCTTATGGTAGACCGCTTCTCTCCGAACGCTGCGGTTTAATGTGACTTTTTATGGGGCGACATTGTCGCCCCATTTAACTACCCCCCCGACATCTTGGATTTCCGAGATCGCCATGGCGCGCGGGCGTGATCGGTTGTCGGGGCCGATCCGCCCGCACCCTTAACCCGACGAGGACAATATGTCTGATGACACTAAGACAGCGAAGCCCGCTGTACTAAAAACCAACCTCCATGCCATTTTTGCTACCGACGAGCGTCTTGAAGAAGACGGCACGTGGCTAGACGTAAATGATTTCTATGGATTGAAAATCAAAATTCGCCGCCTGCGCTCCGATGCTGTGTTGAAGGCTTTCGAAAAGATCGTGCGCGAGACGTACGGTGAAGGCAAGCTCCGCAAGCCCGGAGACCTGACCAGCGATCAGTCGAACGAAATTCTTCGTCGTCAGTTGGCGGAAGCCGTGCTGATTGATTGGGAAGGCCTTCGCGACGCTGAGACCGGCGACGACATTCCTTACTCAAAGGAAACATCGTACCAGCTTATGGGGATCAAAGATTTCCGTGAGTTCGTCTATCAAGCAGCCAACGAGCGCGAGACTTTTCGCGAAAAGGCTGACAAGGACGCAGCAAAAAACTAACAGAGTTCCTGCGTTGGTCTCTGGAAAATAGCGACCCAAAGAAAGCCGGTAAGGAAGCATGGCTCGCCAAGCTCCGTGCCGAAGGAAGTAACAAGCTTTCCAAGGAACCAGAGAAGCCGCAGGAACCGGCCCCAACCCTTTTTCCTGATGTCATATGGGTTTGGTCCGCATTCTGTTTTCTGTCAGAACGTCGCGGAGTCGGCGCAAGCGGCCCCGTCCCGATCACCGTAGAGGCAATGAACGCGTACGCGACGCTGACGAATCGTCGCGAGCGTGAATACCTTGAACAGATGCTACAATTCGTTCCGCTTCTTGATCGTGAATATCTAAAAGATTTTTACGACAAGCAGGCCAAAGAGATCGAGAAGCAGCGTAAGAAGTCGGAAACGACATCACAGCGTGGCGGACTTAATCGCCGCCCGCCACCGCGTAGATAGACATGGCAGAAACCCACGAACTCAGATTGAAGATCAACGCTGCGGCGGCTCGCGCTGGCGCACGTGAGTTCGTGGCCGCTATCAATTCTATAAAGAAGGCTGTCCGCGATCTCGACCGAGACAGCAGCGGGGCCTTCACCCGTCTCAAGAAAAATCTAGCAGACGCTTCTCGCGGGTCCCGCGTAAAGCTGAACATTGTGGACCGCACAGCGCTCCGCAACCTTGAGTCGTACTCACGACTAGCTTCTCAAGCCATCCGATCCACGGCTAACACAAGCCGCAGTGCCAGCAATCTTGCATCCCAGATGCAGTCGCTGTCCTCTTCCTATGCCACGGCACGCGGACAGTCGGACGCTCTCACAGCCTCTGTAACGCGCCTCAACACCGCTCTAGGTCGTCAGGCCTCCCTGTCAGGCGCAGCAGCCGCTGCGGCCTCTCGTGCGGGGGCTGGCGGCTCCCCGGCGGCTGTGGCACCACGTGGTGGTGGCGGGGCAAGCTCAGCAGTCGCAGATCAGGAAAGAATACAGCGCGCGGTAGAAACGACGCGCTTGTCCGTTGAAAGACTGACCACGCAGTTCATGAAGATCGGCGGGTTCCAGAACATCAACGAGCTAGGCCGCGCGTTCCGCGACTTTCAACGCCAAGCAAGTTCGGGGGCGCAATCGGCATCCGATTTTGCGCGCGCGCAGAACACAATGCGAAGCGCTATAACTGGTGCTCAAACCTCCCTTACAACACTCAGCGCCAAGCAACGAGACAGCGCACGCGCGGCCCGCGAGGCTTCCGCAGCATCCACGGAGCGTGGACGTGCTGCCCTCATGGCTGCGGGGAATATGCGCACAGCAGAACAAGCGGTTGCCGCGCTAACAAATCGCCTGAGAGCGGTTGGTGACACCACAGGAATCGCAACGCTGAATCAGGCTCTAATCCGCCTGCGTTCAAACATGGCTGGTGGTATTGGTACCACGAATCAAATGCGCACAGCAATGTCGCAATTTGCGGACACCACCTCCAAGTTGAAGGTGAACCTAGCGGCTGTCGAAGGCTCCCAGACACGAGCAGCCAACTCTTCCAGAAACATGGCGCGCGCGCAGGCGGACGCCTCGTCTGCGATACGCCGCCTAGAACGTGATATGCGTTCGGCAGCATCAGCAGCGAACGCTGCAAACAACTCATTCCGATCCGCGACAGGAGGCATGCGCGGGCTTGAGAATGCGTTTAGTGGCGGGTTCCAAGCGGCATCATTGTTCCGCACCGCACTCGGTTCGATCACAATCGGCACGTTCACTAAGTCGGTATTCGAAGCCGGTGACGCTCTACAACAATTTAACATCACCATGGAAGTGGCATCCGGCAGCGCACAAGCGGCGGCGGGAGACCTCGACTTCATTAACAGCATCGCGGCAAAGTTGGGTACCAACTTGAGCGCGTCTCGCGAAGCGTTTTCTAAGTTTGCGGTGTCGTCAGACATCGCCGGAGTTTCTGGCGAACAGACCAGAATGATCTTTGAGTCCGTGTCTACCGCTATGGCGGTTCTCGGACGCGGAACCGAAGACCAGAAACTAGCCTTCCTTGCACTTGAGCAGATGATGTCAAAAGGCGTTATCAGTGCCGAAGAATTGCGTAGACAGTTGGGTGAAAGACTTCCGGGCGCGGTATCTTTGATGGCTAAGTCTGTTGGCGTATCTGTAGCCGAGTTGCAGAAGATGTTGAAGGCTGGTGAGCTTATTTCTTCGGAAGTTCTGCCTAAGTTTGCCGCTGAACTTGACAAGACGTTTGGCTCCCAACTCGACCGCACGTTCAACCGTGCCGGTGCTAACTTGGGCCGTCTTCAAAACTCGTTCACGTTGCTTCTCGAAATCATGGCTAACTCGGGTTTCCTAGACGAGTTGTCGATTCAATTTAGAGACCTTGCTGGTCTCCTTAATTCCAACGAATCGAAAGAAGCTGCAAAGGCTATTGGTAAAGGACTGGCAGACGCGGCCCGCATCGGCGGCGACGCTATTCAATGGCTAATTCAGAACATAGAAATGGTCGGCACGGTGGCTAAGAATGTCATCGGCGGTATTGTTATTGCGCAGTTTGCGCGCATGGCGGGAGCCATCGCTACGGGCGGTCAACAAATGTTGATCGCAGTGTCCGCGTTCAGAGGTCTTGGCGCAGGCGCACAAGTGGCGTCTGCACAAATGGTGCAGGCAGGAGCGGCAGCAGGCCTTACGGCGAAGCAAGTAACAACGATGCAGGCGGCGATGACCGGCGCTACGGTCGCTGGTGGGCGTCTTGGAGCCACGCTAGGTCTTGCGGGACGCGCGCTCGGGTTCCTCGGTGGACCCCTCGGTATTGCGGTCTCTGCGCTGGCCTTTGCGCCGATGCTGTTCAACGCCTTTGCCGGAAGCGTCGAAGACGCCGCAGCAGACTATACCGGCGCTATTCGAGACATGGAAAGCTCGACCTTCCGTTTCTTCGACCGCGTGCGCGATGCTACTGAGCAGTCTCCTGCGGAAGCGATTCTGAATCAAGTCGAAGAAATGAAGAATGCGCAAGCTCTTCTGGCCTCACTTCGAGAAGACGAGAACGCTCAAATAACGACCCGTGGGGCTTTCTCCGCGATAACCAGCGATTCTGGTTTGGCAGATTCTGTACGCCGAGACATTCAAGCCATTCGCGATCTGAATACTGAGTTGATGAATCCTGAGACGTCGATGAAGCGTCTGGTTGAAGTCACGGATGAAATGAAAGAGAAGATGCTCGAAGTTCGCGCATCTATCCCAGAAGCGGAAGCGCGCCGACTCGAAGACGCATTGCTCCCCGCCGCACAAATTATCCGACAAATTGCGGCAACACAGAAAGAGCTTGATAGCACCAGTGGCGGACAGGTCGAGGCAATAATCGAGACTAACGCGGCTCTGGAAGTATCCCTAAACACAGTGCGCGCGCTGCGCGAAGGATACGCGGACATAGGTTCCGTAGAGATCAACCCGAAGATACGTGAGCTTCTGGAAAGCACATCAGCAAGTAATCTTACAGATTCCATTGCCGAACTTGAGCGCGCCTTGTCTACTATCCCTACGGTAACGGACGGGTTGCTTGATGATTTTGGCACACTGGTAGGGCAGTTCCAGACAGGTGAGATAACGGCTGCACAGTTTTCTACACGCATGGCGGAATTGAAGCCGCGTATAGAGGCTGCGGTTGCACCGGTCCAAGGAATGACAGGCGGCTTGAGTGAAATGGCAGATCGTGCCATTCAAGCGGCGGACGATTCTATCGTACTATCTGATGCACTAGAAGAAGCGGAAGCAGCCGCAGACGCCGCCCGCGCCGCAGCTAACGGTGCCGCCGGAGGCTTCGGTGCGGCAGGCAACGCAGCAGCCGCAGCCGCAACACAGATCAACGGATACGCCAAGGCTCTTGCCGACGCACAAGGAATCAACGCAGCGATTGCAACAACCGCTAATGATTTTGTGGCAGACGCGGAGCTTCGCGTCAAGATCGAAGGTATGGAAGGGGTCGATAAAGCGATTGCTCAAGACCTTAACTTCGGACGTACCTCACGTGCCGTTGCTGACGTTGACGCACAGATTTCAAATCTGCGAACCACTATTGATACGGCAAAGTCCTCGTTTGGCGATGTACCTGTTGGCATCGTCTCCGACCTAACCGGGGAACTTGCAACGGCGGAAGCGAACCGCGCGCGCATCATTGCAGCGGGAGAAGCGGCCACACGTGCGGCGGAGTCTAACAGAGGCAGCGGAAGAAAGGGCGGTGGCGGCGGTAGTCGCTCCAAAGAAGAGCTTACAGCACTCCAAGAGTTGATGGAAGCCCGCGACGAATACCTGCTCAGCATCCAAGCCGAAAATCAGGCCAACAAGATTTTGGCAAGCGGCCTGACCAAATCAAAAGAAGCTGCGGACATGCTTGGCGAAGCCTTCGCCAACGGCGTCGTGATGACCGATGAACAAACGATGGCGTTTATTGCGCAGATCGAAGCAGCAGAGCGTCTAAACAAAGCCCTAACGGAAATGGCTAACGACCCGGTCAATGACTGGATGAATAACGTCGCCTCGTGGCGCGAAGCCGGGCAGGCGATTGAAACACAGGTGTTTGAGTCCCTTGGCGATCAAATATCTAAGTTCATCCAGACAGGAAAGTTCAGCTTCGAAGAGCTTGGCGCTTCTATCCTGTCCACGGCGGCAGACATTATCTCTGACATGGCGGTCAAGGAATTGACGGCGATGCTCGGTGGGAACATATCCGGTCAAGGCGAAGGTGGTTTCGGCCTCGGCGGCATACTGTCTGGAATGTTCGGCAATAGCTCTATTGGTCAGCCCGAAGGCGACCCACTCGCTGCGGGTTTTGACGGTAAGGCGGCTGGTCAGGCTATCAGCCAAGCGATGATCAACGGTGGACAACAAGCTGCGGCAGCTATCCAGCAAGCAATGAGCACAGCGTCAGGCCAGCTTTCGGCGGGTGTCGCTTCTGGTGGAGCGTCGGCAGGAACAGCGATCAATTCAAGTGTTACAACGGCGGGTACTTCCGCAGGGACGGCGATGAACACGTCCATCGTCACAGGCGGTACCACAGCAGCAACCGCGATGGGCACGGCTGTGTCTGCTGGTTCCGCCGGTGGAGCGCCCTTCTTTCAAACCGCTATTGAGCAAGGTTCGCAGACCGGCGGAGGGTTCTTCTCACAAATTTTCAGCGGCCTATTTGGCGGTGGTGGTGGTGGCGGAGGTCTCGGCGGACTGTTCGGCATGATCCTGCCCGCACTGTTTGGTTCTGGCGGTGGTGTTACCGGCGGCGGTGGTCCAGCTATTCCATCCGTCATGGCACCAGCGACAGCGTTCCGCCAAGCACCTAAGTACGCGATGGGCTCTCCCAACGTTACCGGCGGTGTTCCGGCAATTCTCCACAACAACGAAGCCGTTGTGCCGCTCACAGGCGGGCGTAAGATTCCAATCGAAGGTGGAGGCGCGAGTGGTGGAGGCGGTCAAGTCATTAACCAGACCTTCAACATCACGACACCGGACGCGGACAGCTTCCGCAAGTCTCAATCGCAGATCGCCGCTGACGCGGCCTCGTCAGGACAACGCGCGTTGTCAAAAAACCGTTGACGGGTGTGACAAAAGGTGATACGCAAGCGCCATGGCAGCAGTAATATTTGATGAAGTTCGTTTCCCAACGAACGTAAGCTATGGATCGTCCGGCGGTCCTACCTTTAAGACTCAGGTCTTCGAGACGTATCGTGGGTATGAGAAGCGTAACGTTGATTGGAAATCTCCGATCATGGAATTTAACGTCGCGTACGGCATCAAAACCGATGCGCAGATGTTCGAAGTCATCGAATTCTTCAATGCCCGTCAGGGCAAACTGCGCGGCTTCCGTTATAAGAATTGGGCTAACTACCAGATTCTAAATGGTAACATCGCAGTCGGAGACGGGATATCTACCCGCCTTCCGATGATTAGAACGTACGGGGTTCCGGCGACGCAGTCGTACAAGAGACTGTACAAGATCGTTCCGGGCTCGGTATCAGGTGTGACCATTGGCGGCTTTCCTCTGGTAGAAGGTGTTGACTTCAACATCGACTACAATAGTGGCGAGATCGTATTCAAGAATGGACAGGGACCCGGCGAAGGCATCCCGATCAAAGCGGCGACACTTGAGTTCGATGAACCGGTGCGCTTCGATGTGGACAGCTTGCAGGTGGTCATCGACGGGTACAATAACAACAACCTGTCGAAGCTGCCGCTGATCGGAATCAGAGATACATTTACGTACGGCACGGTCCCCTCACCAGACGCAGCGACCTTTACTTTGTACACCGCTGATGATCCGTACTATTCCAGCACACGCCTGCTGTTGAAGTTCAATGACACAGCTAATCTCGCCACCACCGAAGACGATTCCCGTTACAATGAATCGGTAACGATAACAGCGCCCGCCACCCTGACAACAGCGACATCAGCCTCTGGACTTGGTTCGTTGGTATCAGGCGCAACCGGATACACGAGTGTACCGGGAACGCGTTTTGATTTTTCAAACCCCAACGCACCGTTCGATGTGGAGCTATACCTGACGCGCCCTAGCACTGGTGAGTTGTACCAGCCGATCATAGGTAAGTGGGTAACAGGCGGCTCAGACCTTTCTTGGCTTCTTCGATATGAGCCAGCGCAGAAACGTCTTCGCTTTGGGGTGTCTTTGGACGGGACCACGGAGACGGACGTCCTGAATTATCCTTGGGTCGAGTTTGAAGACGACACGTGGCAGCATGTGGCGATATCTCGCCTTAGCTCCGGCCTGATCGTTATGCGCATTCAAGGAGAGACGGTGCTCACATCGCAGAGCCCCGGAACCTTGAACAATACAGCCGCCCCGGTAACCATAGGCGGCTTCGCATCTTACGGAGCGAATCAAGGGTCATACCAAGGCGGTATCGACTCTGTTCGAATCACCTACGGAAGAACCCGATACCCCGGAATTGGAAATGTCCCGGTACCTGCCGCCGACTATCCTGTATAACTTGACACTACATGTGCCAAATGATAGTTTGACACAAACCGAAAGAGGAAAGCCATGCCCGCTGTACTTGTAGCCGCCGCCGAAGGCGAGCACGCCCTATACACAAATACCCTTAATACGCTCGGCAGTACCGATAATAAACATCGTGGGTCCGTGCAATTGAATTATGGCGACACTATGTTTCGTCAATTGCTGTCTGGCGAAGAATCCAACGACATGTGGTTCCACATTTTGATGGCACGCGACGATTACTTAGACAGCGGGGGGACATCGCTTACGTTCATCAATATCTACGGCATTGGGGGGGAGTTCCTGACAGGCGTCCGCGACGGCGGCAGCGTTTCCAGCAATTTCGAATTCGTAACAAGATGGGCCACTTCGGCGGTTTCTGGAGACGTTTCGGCGGGTTCATTTAAATATACTTTCTCCAATCAGGAATTCGTCGAGTTCGATTTCCGCGTGCGCGTATCTACCGTTACCGACGCAAATGATACACTCACAGTTGACTTTTATCTGAACCAGCAGCTTCGTGAAACACGAGTCGTAACAGACGCAACGGGTTGGCCTCTTCCTGGGCGTCTTCTTGTGCAAGCGTTGCAGACACGAGCCTACAAAGATACCTGTAACTATCAAGATATCATCATTACCGACGCTGTGCCTACTGTTGGTATGGAACTTGTGACTATGGTACCAGCAGCTTCGGGATTCTATAATCAGTTCGCAAATAACTACACAAACCTCGATGAGCCGGGTTACGACTCAAACGATCTTATCTATTCCACAGCGGCAGGGCAGCGAGAGAGTTGGATTCTGACGACCCCGACATTCGACACGTCCGACAAGATCATTTACGCTTTTGTTGCGAACCAAGTCGTACAGACTGACTTGGGTGGCGTCGTATCGGATTTCCAACCATTCGTACGTATAAACGCCATTGACTATCAAGGGTCAAGCCTCGGCGCAAACAACCTAGCGCCGAACGATTACATACACGTGTTCACGCAGAACCCGGCGACACTCGCGCCATGGGTTCAGGCGGACTTTGATGGTCTGGAAGTCGGCCTGCTGACGGTCTGATCATGACCGCAGATGTAGGAAAAGCACTCGGTTACGTCTTGACGTCAGCAGCATCTGATGCTGCGGCCTCTGCTATCATGGCGCGCGGGTTCGTGATCCTTGGGAAAAACTCAAACGAACTGTCCGGTGTCGTTACGTTCAAGGGGTATCAACTTTACGCGAACCCCGCGACGGCTATCAAATACAATGGATACCAGTTTCTGTGGCCCGGTATATACGGGGCCGTATTCAAGGCCAATGGATACATCATATACTGGCCCTTGTTCCCCGCGACACCGAACTTCGTCATCGACTACGACTTTATGGAAGAGCGCTTTCCCGATTGTATATCTTTTGGATCGTCAGGTGGGCCGGGCTTTAGCACAAACGTTGTTGATTTTGATTCCGGGATCGTCTCAGTTAACGCTGAGTGGGATCGCCTGCGTGCGCGTTATGATGTATCCTTCGACACGACACCGCCGGACGAGATAAAGCTTGTTGAAGATTTCTTCTACACGGCAAAGGGCAAGGCAATAGGTTTTCGTTTCAAGGACTGGAACGATTATCAAATTGTGGGCCAGAACATTGGTCTAGGCGACGGAACTACTTCGGTATTCCAACTATTCAAGAGATACCAATCAGGCAACACCATTTACGACCGCCCGATCAAGAAGCCTCTGAAAGTATCGTCTAACGGTCAAGACATGCAAGTGACTGTTGATGACGTTATCCAACTAATGGACGGAGAAGTATACGTCAACGAATCACTCGGCTTGATATCGTTTGACGTTCCACCACCGTTGGGAGCTATCGTCCGCGTGGAATATGGAGAGTTCGATGTTCCTGTACGCTTCGACACAGACGAGTTGGAGATCAGCTTTGACGAATTCCGCCAGCTTAGCCTGACGGTACCCCTAATCGAGATTTTGGTATGAAGACGGTAGAAACACAGGTCCTTAGAGACCACCTTGATCAGGAAGTAACCGGGCTCGCTACGTGTTGGGAAATTGAGCGCGCGGACGGTCGCATCTATCTGTTCACTGATTCCGACGAAGACCTGATCATCGAAGGCTCTACCTATAGCTCCATTGGTGCGTACAAGCGCACAGCAATCGAGACCTCTTCAACACTATCCGTTGACAACCTAGAAGTTGTTGGCTTGGCAAATGAACTGGCCCTGCCTGCTCAAGACCTGCGCAACGGCCTGTTCGACAACGCACGCGTCAGCGTGTTCATGACAGCTTGGTCTGACGCCATTCCTGGAAAGATTAAACTTCGTCGTGGTTTTTTCGGTGAGGTGCAGACCCTGCCGAACGAGACTTTTCAAGTCGAGCTTCGCGGCCTCATGCAGCGCCTTGCCTACAACTACATGGACATTTTCAGTGTCACGTGCTTGTACGACCTTGGCGAACCATCCTGCGGTATCGTCATTCGACCGGACCAAGTACAGCGCAGCAGAGCCTACGCTTTGGGCGATGTTGTTCTTGCCGCGCAGAGTGACGAAGAGCTTGGACTTCGATACGACTTTACAATTCAAGACCCATCGTTCAGCACACTGAGCGCCGGTAGTTTCGCGACGTCTTTGAACTGGTATGATTCTGGGGCCAACCCGATGACCACCGCAGTGGGTGGTGCATTCTCAGCCCCGGCGTCTCTTGTTGGCGGAGCCGGTGACGGCACGACATCGCAATTTATTGATTTCGAAGGTGCTTCCGACCTACCGTTGTCCGTGGTCACAAACGGCGATGCAACCTTCCGCCTAGAAGGCTACCGCAAAAACGATGGCGGTGACGGACGCGTCCGTGTGACTTTCCTAGATGAAGACGGCAACACCTGCACGCGAGGAAGTGCCGCGCGTACCACAGTACGTCAACGCTACGCCAGCACGTTCAACATACCGGGCGACTTTACGGTCATGTTCTGGATCAATCCAGACGACACATCGTACGGCGGCATTATGGCGGGGGGTGTCGGGGAAAACAGCGTGTTGACGTTGAATACAGGATCACAGATCGTTTATTCAGATCGCGCCATACTCTTGCAATCCAACTACGTTACTGACAACGACCTAGACACCGTAATAAGCAGCCCCAACTTGGCGTCCGATCTCACCAGAGTCAACACAGGTGTGTGGAATCACGTCATCGTTCAACGCGAAGGAACCACCGTTCGCATTTACATCAACTTTGAATTGATGTCTTCGGACACCACTGCATGGAATGGCCCATTCTATTTTGAGGACCTGTTCGCAAACAACGACGAGGTAATCCCTTTCGGCACTGGCTTGACACCATTTGATAACGGATACCTTGACGACGTTCGTATATACGATGAGGCGATACCATATGAAGAGATTGTCCTGATCACGAAGGGCGATCCCGTGACACCTGACGCAAACCTTCTACGTTGGTTCTCGTTTGACGATGGCACGATAAACGACCAGACCGGAAATGACGCCACCAACTACGGTACCGGCGCAGGCACTACCACGTTCGTCACCTCAAAAGCGCCATTCAATGGCACAGGCGTAGCCACCGGGTATAATTCCGGCTTCACTGATGTTGGTACCACTTGGGTGCCGTTCGACACCGGACCTATAGAGGTGCCGACACAAGCACGCGTATTGCGTATTGACCTAGATTCTCAAGGCGTAGCCGGTGCTTGGTTCGACGAGCTTCGCGCCAAGATGCTTGACACGGCACAGGTTGATCCAGCATTCTTGCCATCAACTTTGAACAATGTCTATTGGGAATGCACAAGCGCTGGCACAACCGCCGCGACTTACCCCGCGACTTACCTCGGTGGTGCCGGGTCCACCGCAGCAGATGGTGGTGCGACATTTACAGCACGAAACGCATATCTTCGCTCTGGTGTCGTAACCAACGGTGGTGGCCCTAGAGTTTTCAACGCGTCGATCACGGAGCCCCGTGCCGTCGATGGATGGTTCCAAGGAGGTACAGTAATATTTGTTACTGGCGATAACGCAGGCGTCGCCATGGAAGTGAAATCGTGGGTTCAGTCAACCGGGGAAGTTTCCCTGTTCTTGTCTGTTCCCGACAATATTGACATAGGAAGTGAGTTCCTGATCTACCCCGGCTGTGACAAATCAAGAATCAGTTGCGCGGCTATTTTCAGAAACATAATCAACTTCTTCGGGTTCCCTGACATCCCCGGACAAGATGAGCTTTTCCGTTACCCGGATGCGAAATAATGACAACACCCGATGATGTAGTGAAGTACGCCCGCTCTTGGCTTGGAACAAAGTGGGTTCACCAAGGACGTACCGAAAGAGGTATTGATTGCGCAGGACTTTTGATGCGCACGATATGGGAATTTGGTCTCGAAGGTGAGGACCTGAAAGGTTACCGAAGAGACCCCGGCCCCGCGTTCCTTCAACAGATACGCCTGTACACTGATCCCGTCAGACCGGTGGTCCCTGTTAATGGGGCGATAGGCATCTTTAACGACACCACCATGCCTTGCCATACAGGCATTTTTGCGGTAGATTCGGATACAGGCGCAGTGACCGTAATTCACTCAGAAGCCTTTCCCAAGCGTCGCGTTCACGAACAATACTACTCTGAGGGTAGCCAATCCCTTGAGAGTCGCTTGGTTGATATCCGTCTTTTCCGTGGGGTAGACTATGTCTAGCAGTTTTGGTCGCCTAGCCTTGGGCATTGTTGGAGCCGTAATCGGCTCCTTCTTTAGCGTGGCGGCTATTGGCTTCGCGATTGGTTCTGCTATTGGCGGATTCATCTTTGCGCCGGAGGGCCCGAATGTTGAAGGCCCGCGTCTTGGCGATACGGACGTACAAGCGTCCACGGTCGGTAAAATCATACCAGAAAACTACGGCACGACTCGTTCTACAGGAAACGTGTTCTGGTCGGGTGGATTGAAGGAAATCAAGACTGTCGAAAAGCAGGGCGGCGGTAAAGGCGGAGGCGGAGGCGGAGGCACGTCCACAACCTACTCGTACTACGCATCGTTCGCAATTGCATTCGGGAAGGGACCCGCCGAAGCCGTCCGAAAGATATGGGCGGACGGTAAGCTTATCTATGACGGCACCGGCAGCGGCGACGACAAGAAGAATAATAAGTACAACTTCCGATTTCGTAGAGGCGTAAATAACCCCGAAATAAACTCCGGCACAATCGATCCGCTAATTGCGGAATCTATCAACCGCCGTTTGCAAGGTATTGCTGACGTCAACGAGGGCAACCAGCCACAGTCTGAATTCACAACGATGAATGAATTGATCGGGCAGCTTAGCGGCGAGTCTGACGCCCGTTCACAACTATACGCATCCTACTTGACAACTCTTCGCGACGACGTCGTTGCCGGGGGAGGCACGCCCTATGACTACCAGTTCACCCCTTCTTACAAGGAGGTGGCGTACATAGTTTTTGACGATGTTCCTCTGGAAGATTTCGGTAACCGCATCCCGAACATCTCGGCGGAGATCGTGTGGCAGACGGATCAAACCGTCAATCCTAACGATACGATTGACCAGACCGCCTTTGCGGAGACTTCTCCTGTTGCGGGAGCCCCGACCGACGCGATGGCTATTGACCCTTACGCACGCGTGATGGCTATTATCAGCGCCGGTACGCAGGTACGTCGTTTCAGTCTCGTATCAAACACAGAGACAGCGAACGTGCCTGCGGCACAAAGCGGCCTCACCATAGAACGTATTCTGTGTGCGGACTCTAATGGTGATTGGATTGCTCGCGCAGGCGTCGCCGCTAACCCAGACCGTCCGGTGAAGCTTTCGAACAATTCGCTCACCATCACCAACACCGATGCTTTCGCCATTTCTGGTACGGAAACCATGACTTTCGGGACGAAGGCGGGTATTAACGGCTCCCGCTCCCTTGTTGCTTACTGCAATACAAGCGGCGGTATTGGATTCCTCGACACAGGAACAACAAGAATATTCAATAACGGGTACACGGCAAGCGTAGGTCTGGGCGATGGACCTATGGTCTACGGCGGAGGATCGCCGGGAGACACCACAGTGTATTGGGCGAGCACTGACGGAACTGACGTCCGCGTTCATAAGATCGGACTAAAGTTCAGCAACCAGTCGTCATCGACTGTTTTTACTCTCTCTGGTGACGCAGTTAACCCGCCCACGCAAAAACGCGTAATCATGGACACCGTAGGACTTGCGGGTGGTGCCCTTAGTGCCGTGATATACGACGCGACGACATCTTTGGTGTACGTTCTAGTCCAAAACAGTGGTGGTGGCGGTACTGTGTATCGCTACGACCCTAACGCCGCCGGGACAGGTGCGGACCCGTACCTTCAAGGCTCTTCTACATTCAGTGTGACACCACCAAACTACGATAGCGGCTTCTCGCGTTCAGGCCTAGCTGGCGGCTTTGTTGCGTGGGCTAATGGTACTGACCTTATCCTAGCGAACCTGTTCTCCGGCGAATCTACCGTATACAGCGGGGTTGCCTCCGGGGCTGTGTCAAACGATTGTCAGGTATACGATCCAAACAGCGCCACGCTGGTTACCTTCATAGGCAACGCTCCGGTAAGATTTAACTTTGGGCAGCTTTTGGAAGGGCAGTTGTCAACCGATATCTCTGGTATCGTGGCGGACGTGTGCGAGCGTGTAGGCATGCTCCCAGACGAATACGACGTCTCACAGCTTGTTGGCGTCGCCAACGTTCGTGGATACACCATTGCGAGACCGACAAATGGCCGTAAGGTTCTTGAGAATCTGTTCAAGTCATACTTCGTTGAAGGCATTGAATCTGATTGGAAAATCAAGTTCAAGCCCCGCGCAAGCACGGCCATAAGAACTATAACAGAGAACGAACTAGGAAAGACACGCGGCCCGACCGGGGACGTCCCGTTCGTGGAAGCGCGTGTACCAGAGTACGATCTTCCGGCAGAAATTTCCATGATCTTCTCTGATCCGAACAGAGACTATCAACAAGGATCATCCCACTATCGCCGTGTGTCCCAACCGGTGCCTGTGATGTATTCGAGAACTGTCGAAAACATAGAGCTTCCTCTCGTTCTAACAGAACGCCAAGGACGCCGTATCGCTGAACGCATATTGTTCTTCTCTTGGCTGAGCCGTGACCAAGGAAAGACGTCGTACCCGTGGACGCACATTGACATAGACCCCGGCGACGTGGTACAGTTTAGATTCAATGACGGGCGTATTCTGACGGACAGAATCGAGAAGATCGACATCGGCGCGAACTTCGCCATCGAAGCTAACACGTCTCGCTCTGGTGATCCGGTTTACGAAGAGACGATTGACAGCGCGGTGGAGACTTCCTCCATCCCGACCAACTCTATTTTGACTCCGGCCTACGCCAAGATGTTCGTCTTGGACATCCCGCTGCTATACGACTACCACGACTTGGCACGTAACGCCTTGCGCTACTACGCTGCGGTTGGCTCTGATACTACGTCCTTCAACAGCGCGGACCTATACCAGTCAAACGACGGCATCGGATACACTAACTTCGACACCGTCTCAGCCGACGTCACTTGGGGCTCCGTGACTTCTGGCGCTCTTGGAGCACCGCGCTCTTTGCACTCGATTGATTACGAAAACACGTTCACCGTGGCTCTTGGTGTTGATAACGGGGACCTGTCAAGCAAGACACTTGACGAGCTTGTGACCGGTGAAGCCAACCGTTGCCTCGTGTACAGCCCCGGCGCTAACATGGGGGAAATTATCCAATTCCAAAACGTCACCGCTAACGCGGACGGCACGTACACATTCGACACATTGATACGCGGTCGTCGCGGAAGCGATCAACAAGTATTCGAGCATACCGAAGGCGCGACCTTCATACTATTGACCGACCCGGCTATCCAGCCGGAGATTTACGGTCTTGAGGCTATCGGCGTGACCCGTTACTTCAAGGCGGTATCTCGTGGCGGTCTAATCGCCGAAGCGTCTGTTGTGGGTGAAGAGATAGAAGGTAACGACCTCAAGCCGTACGCCCCAAGCTACGTTCGCCGAACCGATGATGGAACAGACCTGACCGTGCTTTGGAACCGCCGCTCTCGTCTTGGGGGCGCGTGGAACATGGCGGGTACCGGTATTGAAGACGTCCCGCTGAACGAGGACAACGAACAGTACCAGATATTCTTGTTGCCAAACACGCCCACCGCGCTTGCCGAGTTTGATCCAATCGACACCGGCACCTTCATTACTTCGCAGACCGTCAGCGAGCCTACCGCGATCTTCGCTGGCGTAGAGCTTGCTACGGAGGGTTACACCTTGGCAGATGACATCAACGTCGCTGTGTACCAACTATCCACACAAGTCGGGCGAGGCTTCGGTCGCGTCGTGGCCCTCGCCCCTTAATCCCTTGACATTCCGGGCAGCATCCCGTACAAAAAGGCACACCGCAGGAGAGACACATGCCGAACGGCAATTCCCCACAGCTACAAATTCCTCTCATGGCTGAGAACGATACCCTAAAGTATCTTCTCAACAATGACGGATTCAACGCGATTGACAACGCGATCAACAGAATTCTAGCCGTGGATATGACCGCAGGTAACGTCGCGCTCACCGAGTCGCAGCTTACCCGAAACGTGGCATTTAGATGCTCGGGGCACGCAGTCCCGCGCAACCTGACGATACCGACAACGGTTGGATCGGCCCCGATCATCACAGTCAATCGCTTCTTCATCGTGTCAAACAATGGCACGGGTGACGTCACTGTAACGCATGGTGCTGGTGGTACTGTGCTAGTGGGTGCAAGCTCTTCGGCGCTGGTTCTTGCGGACGGTACCGACATCGTCCTTGTCTCTCGTTTCGTCCCTGCCCGCATCTTCCAAGAGGAAGGTGCAAACGTTGTAACCGACCCTACGTTCGTGAACTTCATTGGTAATGGGGTTACTGCGACGCTAAGCGGTGGTGGCGTAAATGTCACACTTTCTGGATTTGCCGTTCAAGATGATGCTGTTTCGCAAACAACAGACACCACAGTGGTCAACTTCACTGGTGGTGGTGTTGCGGTCACCCCGACCGGCAGCAGCGCGGCAGTAAATATCCCCGGCGTAAACGTCGAGGAAGAGGGCGTCGCTGTGACGACCGCAGCGTCCGCTATCAACTTTATTGGTAACAACATTACAGCGGTGAACAACGCTGGTACGGCGGACGTCACCTTGTTGGGTGCGGCTGTTACGGTGAACAGCGTTCCGTTGCTCACAGACCTCTCAACCTTTGACATCTTTGGGGACGCGGTGACCGTGTCTAACCCAAGCGCAGGTGTAGCACGTCTTGAGTTTGACGTGGCTCCGGCACGAGGTTTCAGAGGGGCGATGGTGTATCGCACCACAGATGAGGCTCTAGCCGCAGCGACTCCTGAGATACTCACTTGGGAAGCTTCTGATTACGACTTCGGTGCGTGGTCAGATATAGGCGGGGGCAACCCGTCCAGACTTACTGTTCCTGCGGGAGTGTCCCGCGTAAGAGTTACAGCAAACGCTTTGTTCGCTACTGCCGCTGACGAAGCCGTTCTGACCATCTTCAAAAATGGCGCGGCGGTGCGTGGTGGTGGTCGTGCTGATAACGACACAACTGGTGTAGAATCCCTTAACGTTCAATCGGCTGTTCTTTCGGTTACCCCCGGAGATTACTTCGAGGTGCAGGTAACAAGCGTAACCGCGCGCAATATAACGGCGGGTCTCGATACCTTCTTCGCCATCGAAGCTGTGTCCGCGTCAGCGGATACTTTTGTGACCGGGGGCCGTTCACTTGGCTTCGCCGGATGGTCGGCACCGGGCAACCTGTTCACAGCACTGAACAGCGGCGCTCCAACAACGAACGCTTACGATGCTGGTACTGAGACTTGGGAGATCGAGACCGTTGGTGCGCAGGGCGTAGGCTTTGCGGGGACCGCGACCGGTATCACTGGTGGATCAGATTTCGATGTGGTGTTTGCATTGCGCGGGCGTTTGCCTAACGATGCAGATGCAGAGATCGGCGTCTTCTACGGGAACACTGCGGATCAGGATCGTTCTGTATTCTTGATTGACGAAGCGGGACAATTCCGTCACGATTTCTACAACACCAACACCACGTTTGGATCGACTGCCGCTACCGACGCCATTGGCCGCGTGTACAACGACTTCCCGCGTCAGGGCACGTTCTACATGCGCCTGACCAACACGGCAGGCACGACGTCCATGCAGTTCTCTACGGACGGTCTGGATTGGGTGGAAGTGTTCGCCGGTACCGCAACCGAAAACACGATGACGAACATCACGGAAGTGGGCCTGTTCTACAACTCTGCAAACGTCCTTGCTGGCGAGATTGTCAAGCTGCGCTGTGTTGGCTACGACGCAGGTCCTCAAACTGAGATCATCACTGGTCTCAATGCGCACTTTCCCATTGAGGAAACCACGACCGCCCGTGTTGCGCCAAACTCTGACTTCTACGGTAACAGAACCGTGTACTTCAAGAACGCGGCGGCGGCAACCTACACAATAAACTCCGGTAATATAGGCACAGAGCCGATGGTGCTTGTTCAGGATACTGCTGCGGGAGCAGTGACAATTACCGCAGGCGCTGGTGTCACATTAAAATCGGCGTCAGGTCTAATTACGGACGGGCAGTATGCTCACGTGGTGGTGATCCCCGACAAGTTCAACGTCGATAACTACTATGTAAGCGGGCGTACAACGACATGACAACAGGCATATTTAATGCGATGTCTGGGATTGCGGCGTCGGCGAAGGGGAAAATTCCAATTTTTGTTCAGCTATCCGGGTCAGGGTCATGGATAGTACCCGCTGGTGTAGTAGAACTGATTGATGTCATGCTAGTCGGGGGCGGCGGCCAAGGCGGCACCAGAGGCGGGGGTGGGGGCGCGGGGCAGGTCCTTAACCTAACTAATATAGCGGTGACTCCCGGAGCGTCTTTGTCTTACGCTGTTGGCGCTGGTGGGGCGGGTTCTGGGGGTAAACCCGGCAACGACGGAATAGATACCACGTTCGACATCTACACCGCCGAAGGTGGTGGTGGTGGGGGAGGGCACGATAACACCACATTCGCGAATGCCGACGGTCGTCCGGGAGGCTCTGGAGGAGGTTCTTCTGTCTACTTTAACGGTAGTTATCTTACGGGTACTCCGGGTGCCGCAGGCTCATCGTTATCTTTTCCGGGGGGCTCCGCGACGGTAACTAGAGCAGGTGGTGGCGGTGGTGGTGCTACTCAAGCGGGGGGTGCCGGTGTGGGCGCGGGCGCTGATGGAGGGAGTGGATACCTTTCGTCACGATTCTCTGCATACGGTGATGGCGGATATTTTGGTGGTGGTGGTGGTGGCGGTAACAGAGATTCTAATAATGTACAGCAAGGCGATGGGGGTGTTGGTGGTGGGGGTGACGCGGGGGACGGAACTGGTGGCTATACTGCTTTCGGGCCGGGGCAACCCGGTCTTGCCGCTACGGGTGGTGGGGGTGGTGGTGGTATAGCCACCAGTTCCGCAACCAGTGATGGAGACCCCGGAGGTGCGGGGGGGTCCGGCACGATATTGTTGTACTTTTTAGGGTATTGACACCACACATCGGGGGGCTACTTGGACCATAAACGAATTCTGAAAGTATCGGTGGATTAAACCACCGCTTCTGGACTGGTTTAGAAATCTGCGCTATACTCCACCGCAAGAGGTACCCGATATGAACGAGATCACCAACGACCGCGTCAAGTACGCAATCGAAAAGCCCACGCCTAACATCGGCGGGCTTATCGCGCCAAAGTTTATCGTCATGCACTACACCGCTGGTGCAACGGCTGAGAGCGCTATCCGCACTTTCCAGTCGGCAGCGTCACGCGTCAGCGCGCACCTGACTATCGCACAAGATGGTACCGTATACCAGCACGCCCCGTTCAACATCAAGACGTGGCACGCAGGCCCGTCTAAGCACATGGGATACAGCGGGCTCAACAGTCACGCCATCGGCATCGAGATCGTAAACGTCGGTTGGTTGCGTGATGAAGGCTCACAATGGGTTCGCCGCGATTCCGAAGGACGTGTCGTCGCCAGTGTGCCAAAAGGTTCTGCCGGTGTTGTCGCAAAGAACGCGCGTGTGGGTGGGGGAGAATTCTTCTGGCCCGCATATCCGAAAGCACAGCTTGACGCTGTGAAGGCCGTCACCGAAGACATGATCGACGAATACAACATTCTCGATATCGTCTCGCACGAACAGATCGATACCCGTGGGTGGAAGACCGACCCCGGCCCGTCGTTCCCGATGGAAGACTTCAAGCGTCTGTTGTTCAAGGCACCGCACCGAGACCTCGACGCCGACATGTACGAAGTAACCGCCTCGTCCCTCAACGTACGTTGGGGACCGGGGACTAATTTTGGAACGAAGGCAAGCGTTAGTCGTGGAGACGTTGTCAAGGTTGTTGATACTGACGGAAGCTGGAAGCGTGTCGATATCAACGGTGATGACGACGGATGGGTTCACGGAGCATACCTTCGTCGTAGCTGACGGAGAATGGAGTGATAACCGGCGCTCTGATTACAGTTTTGATTGGTGCGACGGTAGTTAGAGCCCGTTACGAAGGCATGGCTTGGCTAGACATAATTGCTTGGCCGTCCCGCTGGTTGTTTTATGTTTCCCACGGTGGCACATGGGGTCCGACTTTTTCTGCTTGTGTAGGCCTGCGCGTTAGATACGGTGCAGGCTGTTCTGGTTTCTGGAAGCAAGCTCACCGTGGCATAGACGCGTTCTTTTGGTTGTTCGAGAAGGACCATTGCCATAATTCACTGAACAGAACTGAGGCGTATTTGAAACGTGTCCGATCCGAACGCAAACATTGGGGCCGACCAGAAGCCTAAAGAACCGGTTGACCGTGGTCGCCGCTTCAAGTACATTGCGTGGGTGACCGCGTTCTGCTTGATCTCCGCGTTCCTCGTCACCATGGTAGGTTGGTGGCTGTACCCTGCTGCTGCATCGCCACTTCTTGACTTGTACGTCAGAGGTGTGCTAGGTATTGCGTCAGCGACTGTCCTTGCCTACGTCTCCGGTTCTGTGATCGATTACAACGGCGGCATCGGCAAGCTGTTCTCGACACAACCGAAAGGCTGATAATGGTTGGCTCAATAAAAAGCTACCTGTACATCGCACTCGCGTTTGGTTTCATCTATCTGGCGGGCGAAGGATTCCAGTTCGTTGACGAAGCCATGGATAATGCTGCGACGATTGTACGTCAAGAGGCGCAACTCGAAATTCGAGACGCCCGTATATCCAATCTTGAAAGTGAGAAGGCGCAGATTCAGAACGCGCTGATCATCGCCGAAGAAGAGCGTCAAGCGCTCGTACTACGTAACTCAGAGCTTCGTGACATTCGTGACAAAGCTCTCACAGCGGGAGAAGAAGCAGATGGGGAAATCTCGCCTGTTCTTGGTGATACTCTTCGCGCTCTTTCTGAGTAGCTGCGGCGAAAAGGACATCAAGCTCGAAGTCCTACCACAAATGACGGAAGTCACAATCCCGGCGCAGAACCGTTCTTGCGCAAACATTCCTGCACCGCCTAACCCAGATACAGCCTCACAACGTGATGTTGCTGCGTGGTTGCCTGACGTGTACGGTGCGCACGCGGAGTGTAAGAGTGACCTGAGAGCCGTTGTACGCACCATTGACAGCCATAACGCAGAGGCGCAACGTCAGGCTGCGGAGAACGCTGCGAAAGTCGTGGAAGCGGACTGACGCCGAACTTGTGGTTGGGCGGGTATTCGAACCCGCCATCTTTACGCATGAACGGCATCAGTTCCACTCCATCATATGGTTCTTTTGGAACCAGTCACTTTCCAGTCGATCCGAACCCACCAGTTCCGCGTTTCGTTCCGGGAAGGACTCCCACCTTATACGTGTAGGCTGGTGCATATCGTTCAAGGATAAGCTGTGCGATACGGTCGCCAGTGTGGACGTTGAAAGCGGCACTGCCGAAGTTGATAAGAATTGCGCCGACTTCTCCACGGTAGTCTCCATCAATAACCCCCGCCATGATATCAATACCGTTCTTCATTGCGAGCCCGCTACGCGGGGCCACTCTTCCGTAATAACCCGGCGGGATCGCCATTGCGATTCCTGTCTTGATGAGCTTGCGCTCACCGGGATTTATTTGGACGACTCCAAGGTCTCCCACATCAGCGTACAGGTCCATACCTGCCGCGTCGCTGCTGCCGTAGTGAGGCATCTGCGCATTGCGGGATAGAAGTTTGATCGGGATATGAATGATAGGCGCGCGACGTTCTTGCGCGAACAAGCCTGCATTCAGTTCAACATTTTCGTCGGACATAGTGTTCCTTTTCGGGGGTCTAGTATGACACGCCCCGCGTCAGCGGGCCGTTTTCTGTGTGTGTACTGGTCGGCGATTACTCGCCGTCTTTGACCCAGAACAACTTCCACCAGCCGCGCTTGCCGCCGATGTAGTAAACGACGCCCGCAACGACGACGAGTCCAATAAGTCCTTCCATGTTCTTCTCCTAGCTAGGTTCGGGCGTCTAGGTACTTGATCAACTCTTCATACCCTCCAACCAGCGTGACGCCGTGATAAATGATCGGAACAGTTGACATTTTAGCGCGTTCTGCAACCTCAAGCAACTGCGGTCGTGCAAGTGGTCGTATCATATACGGAAGCCCCGCGTTGTCAAGGGCTTCCGCAGCTTTCTCACACCAAGGGCACGAGCGCCCCGCCTGTGTGTGTATCATGAACGAGGATTGGATCATCGTATCGGGCACGCGCCTGTTGCACATTCCATATCGTCCAACATCTGTTCCATATCCGTACCTGTAAAGTCTACAGGCTTCAAGCTGTTTGCATACTCTCGGAATGTTTCTTCATCCACAGGAGTTTGAGGGAGGTACGGATAACCGGCTGATTTGGCTACGGATTCTGGGTCCACCACCATCGCAACAGGATCAGGGCGGTAGAGGAACGACACACCGACGTAGCTGTCCCAATTGTCCATCAGCCAATCAACCATCGCCGGTACTTCGTCCGGGCTGTAGTAGATCGTGATCGAGCAGTTGTGATCGACGTAGTGTTCTTGCAGAATCTTGTAGCGATAAAGCTGGTCGATAGCCGGTTCCATGTTGACTTCAACATCAACGGTGTAACCGTTCTTCTTCGTGACCGTGACCTTCTCGAAGCCTTCGATGTTGGAGTAATCCACAGGAATTTGAACGAGGGTCGCCGTGCTGTCGTACGGGTTTGGTTCCGTGCGGTAGCCCGCGTCGATCATCGCCGCCAGCATCGGATCGTGTGCCGAGAAGTTGATGCGGTTGATGATGTAGCGAGCGAGCGGTAGGTGCGCGCCTTCCGGCACTTCATCACCAACGAGGCCAAACACCTTGGACTGCGTACCAGACGGCTTCACAGTCGTCTTGAGGACGGCGCGCGGCAGGGACAGTTCGTCTGCCATATCGTCGCAGCCACGGTGCGCCACTTCGCGAAGCTCTTCCCACGCTTCTGGGTCGCGCCAGAATTCCCATGCCACAATACCAGTGACGCCAACGCCGCAGAGACGTAGGAATTCATTCAGTTCGTGCCACGTGCGCTGTAGGACGCCGTCGTCTAGGTTCACACAGGTCTGGCGGTAGTTGGCGCGTGCCACAAGGTAATGTGCGCGGTGCAGGCCGTGCTCGTCCCCGTTGAAGCGCGACACAGCCGTCTCGACAAGGTTACAGAACGACTTGTCCCCAAGAAGGATTTCTGCGCAAGGGTTGACGCCCTTGAAGTAAGGCGCGCGGTCCAGTGCCGCCAAGGCGTTAATGAAGCCGGGCTCGGACCCGCCAGCGCGCTCCATCATCTTGAAGATTTTGTTCAACTGGCGGCGTGTCGGCTTTTGATAAAACAAGAGAGAGTTGTTTGACATTCCGCGATGCCACATACCGTTCTCGTTGTGGTCCTTCTTCGCCATAGCGAAGTCTTCCCACTCAGGCTCGCCGTACGGATACAGGGCGATCTCTGCGGAGCGGCGGGAGGACAGGATTGTTCCAAGCCAGTTCTCGACGTCAAGAATATCCATAGCTGACAACAGCTTCCCGGCAGCACGATTCATCACATCGAAGATGCCATTGGTAGCCAGTGCTATCTGTTCGTCGCCGGATGAAATCCAGCCATAACCAGACAGGCGGTAACCAGCCGGACGGATTTCGCTAAAGTCCACGATCATCTTTTTCGCGCGGCCTTTGAACGCCATGATCTTGCCGAAGAATTTTGCCCACGCTTCGGCGCTGTCGCCGACGACAATCGTCCAAACGCCCGTCGCTTTGTCGAACGTTTCTTTGTTCTTTGGGTTGCCCTTCAAAGATGGATCAGACACCGGCTTACCGTCTTCTCCGACCGGAAGCTTTTTCTCGGAGCGAATGATTTCGATCTCGTCGATGTGCTGCGTGAATCCGTTAAGGACACCAACGTTGCCACGGAACCCGACGCCGCAGCCTTGCAGCAAGAGCCAGATGGTATCGACCACGTCATGCACAGTCTGGACTTCGCCAAATGCACAGTTACCAGAAACAATGGAATCCGGCATGACAAAAGAGTGGTCGTCGTCGTGTACTGTAAGACACCAGCATTCTTCCGGTGGGGCCGCTCGAACTTCCTTCACCTTCCACAGAAGTTGCTTGGTGGAGGTAGTGAAAGACAGATAGGTGCCTTCGCGGGTACCGTAGTTGGTGGGCACCGATTGCGGCTCTTCTCTGATGATGTAAAGGCCAAACACCGGGGCATACTTTGCCACAAAGCTCGCCGCATCCGGGTCGCCACAGAAAATTCCAGTAAATTTGGTGACTCCGCGCTGCCATTTTCTGCTCGCGTCTGCGGTGAAATATCCGTGTAGAAATGCTTTGATAAGGCGAAGTTCCGTATCATCGTCAGGCAGTGTTTTGAGATACTTCCCCGTGTATACTATGGGATCGCCATCGCAGGATGGTGGGTAGCTGTGCCCAAAGCCAAGCGAAGTGAATCTTGGTAGGTACTCTCCCTTGCTACCGCACAGACGCACACGTGATGTTTCTGAGCCGCCAGAGTACGCGATAGCCCCGTCTCCATACACAAAACCACACGCCCACCAATGCTGTTCATCGGTGTCAGCCTCTTCATAGGACCAATCGTGGAATGAATCTTCCGGGGCGGCGAATAGTTGGTCCCCGCACGCCAATTTATCAGCCATAACACGGTCACCGTCACGTAGAATCCAAGTGTGGTCAACACTGGAACGGATCGTCTTTTTACCGCGCCCACGTATAAGATCGATTTCTACCACATCGCGCTCACCCGCATACATAACTGTTGCGTCTTTCCAAGAGCCCGTGTGGGTCATAACGGTAAACTTGTCCCCGTCCTCGCACTCTTCGAACGACACGGTTCCTGCGGTGCTGATGAAAGAACTATCACGGGGGAGGGGGTTAAATTGGGATGCTTCGCGCGCTTTTGCGACGTCTGTTCCACCAAGCCAGCGGGTGCGCCCGGATACGGTAACCTTGCGATCCATGAATAGCGTGTAAAGCTCTTCAAGCTCGGCAAGTTCCATCAGGTCGAGCGGTTCACCCTTAGCGCGTTCCCAAAGCCAGTGCTGGTGCTCAATAACACGTCGCCATGCTTGTTCTGGGGTTTCGAAGACAGTGCCATTCTTATCAAGGGGGCGGAGGTATGTGCGGCGTTCAACGATCTGCGCTCGGGCGCTCTGCTCGGTCATTCTTGTCTACTCCTGACGGACAAAGGGTGCCATCACGCAGACATGAGAATGCGTGCTGTTGGCACTATAGGTTGTGGTGCGAGCCCTTGTGAAGGGCGGATTTGGTCATCGTAGTACAACCCGAAGGCTCTGTCAAAACAATTTCATGTCAAGAGCCACCGGGTCGAAAATACTACATTTCGTCTGCGAATTTTAGTCCCGCCGCTTCGATGACTCGGCGACTATTTACAGGACGTTCGTCAACAAAATAACCCTGACCGCGTCGTTCTGTGAGACGGTCCCCAAGGATTGCTTTGGCGTGATCCATGACCGTTAGACCGTCGTCTGCATCGGCGATGATTTCACCAAGTCGTGACAGGTTTTTGTGCTGCTGTTGGCGCGCCTGTTTTGTCGGGCGCGGCACCTTCATTTCTTTGATCCATCGGCGTACGGTAGTCAGGCTGACTTCGTAATGCTTCGCGATCTGCTCTCGTGTAAGACCTTCCTTTTCTCGGAGGAATATCAGGTGTTCACGAGTTGGGGTTTGATTGGTCATATTTTTTGCTGATGCTCTCTTCTGGGGAGACGCCTTTTGCGGCTTCTGCCAATGCGTGGGAGCCCGCCTCAGCGAGCATCCCATTGTTAAACATGGCCTTGACGGCAAGAGCAATTACAGATGCCGGGGTGATCATGTTCTGTTCGAGTTCGGACTCAGGCAGCACCGTTTCCATATTGTAGGAAACTGTCTGGACTCCCTTATCCTCGATTGTGATTACAACTTTCATCAGTCGAAGCTATTCAGCCCGGCCCAATCGCTCACTGCCTCCCCCGGAAGCATCTTGCGGAATTGCTGGAACCCGGTAAAGTTACCGTGAAGATGTCTGTTCTCCCAATCCTTGAGCCCTTCGCCTACAAAGATAAGCCCGTCAGGCTTTGCTTGGTGTTCGGCAGGGGACGCGTGTAGCGGAGAAGAACCAACAAGGCGCTCGTACAGTGCGAGGTCCTTCTTGTAGTCTGGCGTCTCGCCGTCGTGTGTCAAATAAGACACACGCGCGCAGCGGGCGACGCTCATCTTGATGAGTTCGTCGGTGGTAAAATGCGCCTGCTCCCCGATGTTTCCATCCCCAAGATTTACGACTTCAATCCCGTCGCGCTCATCGTCTGTGATGTACGGCAGGTGCCAATCATACTCGGAAAGTTTGACCGGCATGGAGTTCGTCATCACGTCGAACATCTTGTCCGCGAGGATTTTGATCTCGGGCTGCGCGTCCTTATGGCGACGGAGCCAGAAGAAGTTCTCGTAATTTGTCGCCGTGCAGACAACGCTGATGTGGCTGAACGGTTCAAGAATGCGGTTGACGATTTGCTTGTGGTACCCGGCTTTCACAAAGCCTCTGGCGACTTCTATTGCGCGGTCACGGGCTTCACACCACGCCGCTTCGTTTGTGTACTCTTTGGGGAATATCTCTTTGCCCTCTGTCGTACAGATGGTTTCCGGGATCGTTACCGAGTCGGAGCTTTCCAACTCTGCCTGCATGCCGCTTTGGTTCTTGCCCCAATGCGACGGCATCGCCGTGTCTTCGCGGATCATGTCGATCTGTTTCTCTACCGGGATCGCGCGGCTGGATGACGCGTTTCGGCTGAACATGCGGTGGGTCATGAATTCGGCGTGGATGAAGCGCGGGTACTTCAACTGGAACGTGGTGATGCGCGGGCCGTAGGGGCTGACGCTGTCGGCGATAATCTTTGCTTCGATGGTCATAGTCGGGTCCTTCTTGCCGGTTTAATGTCCGGTTTATTGCCACTAATGTGACTTTGATTTTACGTTTTGGCACATACACTTGTCAAGAACAAATGATGAACTTTGCCACTAACGATGTCCACTATTTTGTCCGCTTTGCCGATGTTGGTTGCCGATCATGTATACTCGATTGATGGGCCTACTTCGTCACCGTCAAGTTTGTATATGCTGTTCGCTGTGTAGACAAGGTCGCCTTCGACTTTCTCCACACGGGCAGTGTGAATAAAGTGCCCGTTCGGAAAACGGTTTGTGAGGTCATCGTAGACGTGACCCCAGAACACAAAGGTCCCGTTTTTGTCGCATACGTGCTTGCGCCAATTGCGCAATGTTGCCACAACGCGCGGTTCTTTAGCCATTTACTTTCCCCCTTTCATAGCGTGACGAAGCAATGATACCACGAGTCCCCACGTTGGGCCATCCTTATCTCGCTTCGGGGCGGAGATCACCTCACGCAGGCGTAGGTAGGGCTTATGCTTTCCGTTCGCATACCACTCGCATTCTATTAGTCCAGCCCAATCAGGAACGTCTTCATGCGGGATAACACCCACCGGAGCGACGTACCAGAAGCGGTCGGAGAATAGACGCGCGCCCCGTTGTTTCTTGTGGCTGTCTCTGCGGAAGTCGGAACGGGACACCTTGATCTCGTAGGCGTCCGCAGCGTTACCGGCGGACGGCGCTACGTTAAGAGCCCACAGGTCTACACGGCTCTGCAAGGCAAAGCCGGAAGACAGGCGGAGTTCTTCGAAGGTCAGGTCTTTCTTGTGGCGACCATGTTTAAGAGCTTCGGCGATCTCCGCCGCAGTGATGGTGTCGTTACGATACATCTGCTGGTGGAGTGTTCTTGGCGTCAAGCCATCCGCTCCAATCCTCAAGCTCGACTTCCGCGACTTCGAGAATCTCTCGCGCGAGGTCAAACTTGTACTTGACAGGATCAAAACCATCGGTCGAGCCGTGGTACAGCTTTCGGATTCCGCTTTGAACGATTGCGCGGGCGCATTCGACACACGGAAAACCTTCGATGTAAATTTCAGCACTTTGCAGCGATGTGCCCTGCATCGCCGCCGCAAAGATTGCGTTACGCTCCGCATGCTCGATGTAGTCGTACTTCACCGGTCGGGTGCTGTTCTCTGCGGTTGGATCGAGGCCGTGGGTGTGGCAGTTCGCACCGGCTGTAAGGACCTTGCCCCACGACGTCGTTATGACAGCGGATACTTGTGTGTCGGCGTCAGTGCTGATTTCTTCTTTGAGGTGTTGGAGAAGATTGAGCACTTCCAGCTTCGTGTCCTTGGTCTTACCCAGAACACGATAGGCGAATTCTGCAACACCGTCTCGCAAATCTTCCAGAGTGCCGTTGTTGTCAATGACGTGATCGGCATCGGTGATCAGCATTTCCATGCTCTCAAACTTTTCGTCGGGCAGGTGCTGACTGCGGTCAACCCAAAGAATAATGTCAAAGACCCCGGCAGCGACACAGGCTTCCAGTTCGGCGCGGCGGCGCATGCCTACGTACATGTCGTGACCACGAGACAGCATCGTTGTGGCGGTCTTCGTCTTGTCGGGGGTGTTGTAGTCAGTGATCATGTCAGCCCACAGCTTTCGGTGGTTGACGCGATCTTCGAACATTTCCTCGAACGAGGCATATCGGTCCTTGCCCCACTGTTCCCAGATGATCTCGCGACCAACGAATTCAGACGAGGACACGAAGTTGTAATCGTGCTCGTCGCGTAGCATTTCTGCAACAGTGTCCTTGCCGTGGCGGGCGTGACCAATGATGAGAATTTTCGGGTTAGGCATTGTCTTGTCCTTTAATTGTTTTCACGTCACACCACTATCGTTAGTTTTTCTTTTGCTCGGGTAATTCCCGTGTAAAGCCAGCGGTTGGAATCGCTGCGGAACACGCCGCTTTCGTCGTGAACCACAACCTCATCCCACTCAGAGCCTTGAGACTTGTGTACGGTCAGCACGTGACCCCAATCAAGGTGTTCTTGTGTAGCCTTGGCATGGTACACCGCCTTGGTGTTTCCGCTGTAAGCTCCACGCTTCTTGAAGTGATGCTCTTCGAACAGCGCCTGCGGGCACTTGAGCGTGTATTCGATGTTGTCGTGGTCGGGGTTCTGAACACGCATTTCCATGGACGCGGCACCGTTTTCAAGGTCACCGACGTCTTCCATACAGGTCAGGATGCTGCCGTTTACCAGCGACGGGTACTCACGCGAATTTCGCTGCACGAGGATGGGCTCATCCTTGACCGGGCCGGTAGACGTGATGCCGAGGGCCTTTCTGATTTCCCCGGTGATGGCGAAGCGTTTCTTGTGCGTTCCGCACAGAACCATGGCCTCACTGTCCATGTCCAACGTGACGTCGTCGTCGCGGCGGCGGATCACACGGGCGTTGTCGCCGTACTTTCCGGGCTTGATGTATTCGCCTTGGCGCGCCATGGTTGCCAACTGGATGATCGGGTTCTCAGCGGCTTGGCGGTGGATTTCTGTGAGGAACACGTCGGGTGTGTCCATGTCGAAACCGTGGTCGCTGTCGATGGGCGGCAACTGTCCGGGGTCGCCAATGGCGAGGATCGGAATGTTGAACGCAGCTAGGTCGTCAGCAATGAATGTGCCGACCATGGACGCCTCGTCCACAACAATAAGCTTTGTGCGTTCTGGAAGGTGTTTACGATCTTTCAGAGTGAAGGACAAGCCTTCGTCGCTCATCGCGTCAGAAAGCTCGTTCTCAAGTCTGTTCATCAGGACTTGCAGATCGTGGTTGTTCAGATTGGCAAACATGACGCGCGCGCCTTCGTTGCCCTTCGCGGCTTCCAGAATGCGGTACTCCCACTCCTGATCCGCACGGTCAAGGTTATCCTTGATCTCCTGCGACTTCTGGGTCTGGGGCATGTAGATTGCTTTGTGGATTGTCGTGGCTGGAACGTACCAGCCGGAGTCGCGCAGCTTGCCTGTGAGAACCTTGGCAGCTTTTCCGGTCGGGGCCATGTACATGACCTCGTCCTGCTTTAGGCCAAGCTCTTCGATCAGGGCGGCGACACATGTGGACTTGCCGGAACCGGCGTATCCAGCGAACACAAACGCCTGTCCGGGATCAATTCCGGGGGTCAGCCGTTGAGGGGTATAGGTCTGCCACGCAACGTGATCATCCTCAGCCGGGGGCGGGGAAAACTGAAACGACTTGGCAGCATCAGAATACCACTCAGCAGTTTGCTGGATCGCTTCCCATTGATGATTTGTTGGTGTGATACTCATAATTGCTCCAATGCGGGTGCCCGTGTTTTATCACGAGCACCCTTACATTTTAGGCCGACTAGGTCAAGCCTTACTTGTTGCCAAACTTGCGTCCGCGTGCGCCACGGCGTCCGGCAGGAGCTTGGGTCTCTTCCACCACTTCGGCTTCGTCAGCCTCGTCGGTTTCCGGGACCTCATCTTCTTCGACTTCCTTGGCAGATTCGATCTGCTTTGGTGCCGCCTTCTTCTTCTCCGGCTCCGGCGTCGGGTCCATGTCGCCATAGTCCCCTTCGTCTTCGCCAGCCGCCGCCATCAGGTCTTCTTCCGAAGCCCAATCGATGATCTTGATAGTCGGCGCATAGCGGCGTCCGACCCCCGCAATCTTCGACTTGTAGCCATCAGCAGCCAACTCAACAACGGGGATCAACCCTTCGCGGAGCTTGTACTGGCGGCTGTATGCGCGGCGGAGTGCGTGGAACGCGCGCAGAGCAACCGAACCACCGAGGCGGAGGGTGAACTCTTCGTCCGTACCATCAACCGGGCGCAGGCCGATAGAGGCTTGAACGCTCCAACCATCACGGAAGTTTGCAGGGTCTTCTTTCTGCATCTTCTTGATTTCGTCGAGCGTCATGTCGATGTCGTCATCATCCGGCAGGTAGTCCGGCATGTGATCGTACGCCATCGGGTTTTCACGCAGAAGGTGCTCTTCGGTTTCGATCACCTTGCCGTCCCACCAGAACGTCCAAATCCACATCGAGTCGAAAATGTTCGCGGCGTATTGGGAGCCGTGATCAATTTCTTCCTCGTCGGAGCCTGCGAGGAATTGCCCGCTTGCGCCTTTGAATTTCATGTAGGTGGTTGCACCGGGCATATTCTCGGTGCCTGCGCCGAACGGGTCGCCCACGTTCGTGTTTGCAACAGCAGTGCTGTTCTTAGAGCGGTCTACGAGTGCTGTCATATCTTTTTTTCCTTGTGATATGGTTTCTGGTTTGAGCGTGATTTAATTGGACAGCATGACCACGCGCAATCGTGCTGCCACCCCCGCGTCAGCGGGCGTCTGGATTACTGACGGTTACCGTCAGCTTTTCAAAGCCGTTGCCCTCTTCCATGAAATCTTCTGGATCGAGCCCCGCCTCTTCAATCTTTGCTTTTGAGAGTGCCTTGCGGCCTTTCTGGAACGTGTAGGTTGCCTTGAAGTCATCGGCGACCGCGCGGCTTGTGCCGTGCTTGATCAGTTCCTGTCGGATCGCTTCGTTGTATTCCTCCAACGATGTTTCGAGTTCTTTGATCTGTTGCTTTACGTCGTCACGTTTTAGCACAAACGGACGAAGCTCGTCAAGCAATTCTTTGTCCTGATCATCGATTTCTTTTTTGGTCAGGGCCTTGCGTGCGTTGGGTACGCGCTTTGCTTGGACGTCGTTACACGCGCCTTGGAATTTGCAATATTGGCACATGCCATCGACCTTGCCTTCGGGGGCAAACAGGCCAGCATCATCGACGCCAAATACCTTGTCGTTGCGTTCGCGCCCGATGCGATACATCGAGTCGTCGTACTCAATAACGAAGATGCGAATGTCGTCGAGCCAAGACGCGTTGACGTAGATCAGGACGGCAAGCTTGGGCTTGTATTCCGTGTTCTCACGGATCATTCCCATCTGCATTTGAACCTGACCGTGGTGCTGTGCCTTCTCGTGCGTCAACGCCAAGCGCGGGTCGAACGACTTCATTTCGAGGACAATGCTATCCTGTTCGCCGATGTCGTCGATGCCGTAGTAGGCAAGGAAGTCGCGCGGCAGAAACTTTCCGATAGCGGGGTCCGCCGGAATGATAAGTCCGTCGAGCGTGGCAGAGTGAATGCCTTCGATCAGGGTGTCCTGACCGTCGCCCGCCATGATCAATTCGAGCCCACGGCGCTTCAATCCCACCTCAATAGCCGGGACGATGTAGCTGTTCTCGATGATGTTCCCGCGCTCCATCGCGCCCCACGATTCCTCGTAGTCCGCGTCCGGTTCGATACCGAATTCAGTGCCGCGCTTTCCGAAGAAAGTCTTGCGGATGCAGCCGAAGCATTCCGAAGCCCCGACCGTCAGGTCACGACTTTGCTTCCACGTCTTCTGGTTGTTCGCGATGTGTTCATCGAACACGTCTTCGAACGTAAACCCATCAGCCGGTAGCTTGTCAGGGACGCCTTCGGCGATCAGTTCTTCAAAATATGTTGGCACATTTACACCTTGACGTTGAGAAGGGATTCCGCCGGGTCCTTGAAGTCGGGGACCGGAAGTGCGAAGTCTTGGCAGGCCAACATATAGCCGATCTGCATGGATCGAATTACACTGACCTGATTGATCTTCTCAGACAATTCAGCAACCAGTGTTGCGCCTGTCTTCGACACGTCACCGACGTACGGGGCAACGCGGCTCAGTACGAGCGGATCATCGAATGTTGCGGGTTCTTTGTGGTTCTTCATCGAAGACTCCTGTGTCTACAAGGTGATAGAAAACTTTTGCGGTGTCACGGACGTCAACGAGGGCGTCGTGTGCACCCTCCGACTTGTAGCCGAAGAAATGCTTCGTGCATTCTTCTAGCTTGGGCCACTTCCATTGTCCGTTTCTCTTTGGTTTCGCCTTGACGATGTTCATCGCCGAAAGCATTGTGCAGATTACCTTCTTGCCCTCAAAGGGATCGAAGAGTGCGTGGTTCGTCTTGGCGCAGTACACCGCTGTCGCGCGGCGCATGACCGTGATATCGAAGCGCGCGTTGTGCGCGACCATGACGTCGCATGCGGCGACGTAGTCGAAGAACATTTCCATGCCCGATATGAGATCGACGCCATACGTATCCGCCAAAGCGTTGTCGATGCCCGTGATCTTTGCGGCTTGCGGGTTTACGATCCACCCTTCGGTCTTTATGAGATAGTTGGCTGCTCCGACTTCTTTGCGGTCGGCTGCGTCCAACTTCATACCAAGCTGCACCGGCATAGGCTGCGACGGGTGGGTCGGGTCCTTTCCGGGGACAGTCAGTCCGGTGGTCTCGGTATCAAAAAACAGTGGTATCATGTCAGGTCTTTCTAAGATGTGCCTTTTTAGCGTGCCGTCAACGGCTTGTCAATGGGTTTTTTCTTTTTCCCAAGAAAATCTGGTTCCAAGCCATTGTGGATTATGAATTTTGTTCAACACGAACAGTCCAGCATCCACAGTGGCTTCAATTTCGGCCTTCTCCAAATATTCTGCCTCTTGCATAGTCAAGTCTTCGTGAAGGACGGTCAATTCTGGGTCATCCATGTGAACGTAAACAAGACTTTTTCCGTTGATACAGTGCTGAGAATCCCGGCACTCCATGTCTTTGGTAATTCCTGTGTAGACAAAACTGTATTCGGTGTATTGGTAGACGCACCACAAAAGAGCAGAACGATCAAAATGTCGGTACTTCCACTCCAACGCTTCCGCGACGTCGTCCAATATATTACGCGCGCAAGCCGCTTCATACAGCTTTCTGTCCAATTTCTTCAAATCACTACGTGCGGTCGCGCCCGTCTTGCGGGCTTCTTCGACAAAGTCCTCCAACGTGAAAGAAGAGTAATCGCGATAAAGTCTTTCCCACTCCAACGCTTCCGCGACGTCGTCCAATAGACCACGCTTTCGGATTCCAAAGTTCAGTCCTCCGTCCAATTTCTCCAAATCACTAC